GGCGGCCGGCGAGGATAATGGTCTCATGCCGGCGCTTCGCGATGTGGGGACGGCCGCACTCTACGGCGCGGTCCCGTCTGGGTTCATGCAGGGCATCTCGGAAGTTGGGCGCCTTCTCGGTCAGGCTGGGATCAACCACTTCATCCGCATGGCCCAGAATGGAGGCGAGGACACATCGCCGGGAGCCAAGCAATTCTGGGATAGCGTCGCGGATTGGGAGAAAGATAACGGGCTGCCGGTCGGTTCGACCCGTGAGGCCGCGCGCGCCGCGGCGACGGGAAAGCCCCCGAAGGTCGAGGAGCCCGCGCCGCCAACCGCGCCCACCGGCCCTCCCAAGGCGTTGCCTGGACCGCCGAAGCCCTTCGTCCCGCCCGCCGCCGCCGATCGCGAAGCCCCGCAGACCTCCGCCAACCACGGCCTCGTCGATCGGGCCGAGAACGATCACCTTGCCTCGCCGCCGGCAGTCCCCGGCGTGCCGGCGGAAGAAAACCTCCGCTCCTACGAGGGAATGGTCCGGCACGCTGAGAACCCGGACATTGTCGCGCCGCCGCAGCCGCCGATGCACGCGCCGCCGGCCGGGCCGATCGCCGTCATCCCGGATCACCAGGGCTTTCCCGAGCGCGCCGCCGGCCACACCGAAATGGTCGAGGGGAAGCCGATCACCTATACGAGCTTCGATCCCCGCACTCTCGGCACCGACGCCCAGGCGTTCCAATATAAGGGCGGGGCCAACCAGCAGGGCGTGACGGATCGGCTCTCGGGCGTGCAGCGCTGGGACCCGCTCGCGGCGGGGAACGTCGTCGTTTACGAAAGCGCCGATGGGACGCGGACCATTGTTGATGGCCATCAGCGCCTTGGGCTGGCGAAGCGGCTTCTGTCCGAACAAGAGGCCACAGGTCCTGAGCGCATTGTCTCATCGGCGATCAAGGCCAAGGATGGTCGCGTATTCACAGGGCCTCTTCACTCTGATGCCTATGCGAAGGCGATGGCCGCCGGGATCGACATAAAGGACATCGACGCCATCGGCTTGGACGGCTTCATTACCTCCAAAGGCCGCTATGTCGGTAGGAGAGAAGCCCAGGAAATCGCCCAGAATGCCGCTCAAACAAAGCGCCCGGAAGAGACGCATCTGAGGGCGGAAAACTTGACATCATCGATCCGCATGACCGGCGCTCTTTTGCGTGAGAAGGACGGCTGGACGCCAGCCGATGCCCGCGCAATCTCGGCGAAGAAGAATATCCAGGAAGGCTCTGGCGATGCGCTCGACACTGCGCGCGTCTTCCGCGACCGCCCGGATATGTGGGACGACAGCCTGCCGATCACGTCGGGCAAACTGCGGCAGGCCAAGGGCCTCTCCGAACTTTCGGACCCCGCTTGGGAAATGACGCTCAACGGCGTTGTGCCGCAGAACCACGCGGCCCTGGTCGGCAATATGATGCCGGGCAAGGAGAACCATGCGGCGGTCATGGGGGAATTGGCGAAGTTCAAGCCGCAAAACGAGAACGAAGCCCGGATGATGATTGCCGACGCCAATTCGGCCGGCTTCGCCAGGGAAGTCCAGGAGACGCTATTCGGCAAGGAGGAAGTGACCCGCTCGCTCTACCAGGAGCGCGCGCAGGTCTACGGCGCCGCGATGTCGCTCATCAGCGAGGACAAGCGCATCTTCGCCACTCTGGCGCGCGAGGCGGAGCGGATCGAGGGCCAGGGGAATGTTCTTGTCGACACCAATGCCGACCGCGCCGAGCAAGCCGCGCAGCTTGGGCAATTGCTCCAGAAACTTGCCACCCGATCGGGGCCGATTTCGGCGGCCTTGAACCGCGCGGCGTCGAGCGTGGTGGATGGGATGGAGCCCCGTAAGGCCGCGCGCGTCTTTCTCGATGAAGTGGCGAAACTGATCGCCAGGGACGGTTTCAACCTCACGGACCTCGATCGCACCGACGCCGAGCCGGAAACACCCGATCTGGACACGCCGCAAGGCCGCCAGGAGCAGGCGAAGGCATTGGAGGCTGATCTAGCCACCGCGCCGCCCGTTGCCCCTCCTGGGCCTTCCCAGATGGTTTACGAGGACGTGCGGCGGAAGCTGATCGCGGGGGGCACGGACCCAGCGGTGGCAGACGCAGCGGCGACGGTCTGGGCGGCCCGCTATAACGCGCGCGCGGCGCGCACCGGCGCGGGCGACGCCTGGGACCTCTATTCGAAGCAGAATGTCGAAATCCGGCTGGCTCAGAGTTCGGATGAGGGAATGCCGGCTCTCGCGGCCAATGCCTTGGATACCGGCATCGCCCCGATAAATTCATCCGGCGAAGCGCCGCCCTCGACCCAGCCGACGCCGGGCTTCCAAGTTTCGACCCTGCCCGAGCCGTTGGGCAGTTCAATCACCCGCGAAATGCCGCCATCAATCTTCGAGGGGCCGGCGATCACTCGATTTTCGGATTTCCGGTTGGGAGACATTGACCCTTCCACCAATAAATTAATTATTCAGGGGAGCAACGATTGGCAAGCCCTCCATGCCGCTGCGGAAGAGAATAAACCCCGGCTGGACGAGGGGTTGCGCCAATTGGTCGCGGGCATCGACGGCGCCCATGTCTACAACAGCCGCGTCAAGGACAAGTCCGGCCTAGAGCAGAAGATCAAGGTCAAGGGGCGCCCGGCCTCGACAATCTCCGATTACCTCGGCGCGCGCATCGTCGTCGACACTCGCGCCGCGATGGATGAAATCCTAGCCAAGCTCGACCGCACCGGCGGCGTCCTGGAAGCTGAAAGCTCCATGGAGACGAGCAAGGAGGGCTACCGGGCTTATCACCTGCAAGTCGGTCTGGGGGACGGCACGTCAGCGGAATTGCAGATCGTCCCGAAGCCGATCGCCGAGGTGATGAGAAAGGCCCATGCGATCCGACAGCCGGTCAAGCGCCTCGATCTGTCAGACCCCGCCAATCTCGCTCACTACAAGGACGTGATGGCGTTGGGACGGCAGCTTTACGACAACGCCTGGAACAAGGACCCTGAGTGGGGACCGGGGATAACCGAGCCCGCACCCATCCCGACTGGCGAGGAAGCCAATGTTCAACAACCCGACGGCGGAGAGATACGGCCAGGAGCACCACCAATACCTGAAGGAGGCAATGCCGCACGTCCTCAAAGACCTAAGCGCATCCGGAAACCTCCAGAGCTATCTGGAGGGGGTGGGGAACTCGGCGTCGGAGATGGACGAGCACCTGATGGCGGAGCACCACAACAAGCCGGAGGTGCAGAAGCTGCCCTACCTGGACCGAGTGAGGGAGTTACAAAGCCGCCAAGCGGAGGTCCAGGAGCAGGTGAGGCACGACCAGATCCATCAACCGACCCCCGAGGCGCAGGACTAGCCGAGGCCGAGGAGAAGATCGCGGAGCGCACCCGCTCGAACTATCGCATCACTCCCGATGACCAAGTCGGCGTCGGTGGCCCCAAGACGAAGATCAACGCCAACATCGACGCCATCCGGGTTCTCAAGCTGATCGAGGACGAGGCGCGCGAGGCGACGCCGGAGGAAAAGGCGACCCTCGTCAAATACACCGGCTGGGGCGCGTTCGCCCAAAAGATGTTCTCCGACCGTGGGCCCGAGTTCAAGCAGCAGCGCGACGCCCTCCGAGCGCTCGTCACCGATGAGGAATACGCCGCCGCGCGCGCCTCGACCCTCAATGCCCATTACACGTCTCCCGACGTCATCCGCGGCATCTGGGGCGCTCTCCAGCATTTGGGGTTCAACGGCGGCCTCGCGCTCGAACCGGCCGCGGGCGTTGGGCACTTCATCGGCCTGATCCCCGACAGCCTCGCGAGCCGCACCGCCTGGACCGCGACGGAGCTGGACTCGCTGACCGGCCGGATCGCCAAGGCGCTCTACGGGGATGCTGACATTAACGTCCAGGGCTTCGAGACGCTGAAGCGGCCCAGCAATTACTTCGACCTCGCAATCTCGAACGTGCCGTTCGGCAATTTCAATCTGACCGAAAAGCCCTACGGCTCCTATCCGATCCATGATTTCTTCTTCGTCAAGTCGCTCGATAAGGTTCGCCCCGGCGGCGTCGTTTCGTTCATCACGTCGCGCTACACGATGGATCGCGTGGACGCGGGAACACGCCGCGAGCTTTCCAAGACGGCGGATTTCGTTGGCGCTATTCGCCTGCCCGGCGGAGACAAGGGCGCATTCGCGGGGAATGCCGGCACCGAGGTCACGACCGACATTATCTTTCTGCGCAAGAAGGTCCCCGGCGAGCCGGACTATCCGGGCGAGAACTGGACCAATCTCAAGGAGATTTCGACTCCCGAGGGGCCGGTCAAGATCAACGAGTATTTTGCCGACCATCCGAAGATGATGCTGGGCGAGATGCGGTTGATGGGCTCGATGTATGCCAAGAATGAGCCGGTGCTAATAGGCGACCCGCAGGACCTTGGAATGGCAATCCACGGCGCTGGCGCGACCATGCGGGAAGGAGCCTTCGTCCCCAGAGGCTCGCCGCGGCCGCCCGTCATCGACCAGCGCGATATTGAGCCGGGAGCCTCCAAGGAAGGGGCCTACTTCTCGAAGGGCGGCAAGGTCTATCGGCGCGAGCAGGGCCGCGGCGTCGAGCAGAGGCTATCCGGGGATGACGAAAGCAGGGTCAAGAAGCTCTCCGGCATTCGCGATATCGTCAACGACTTGCTCAAGGAGCAACTCTCGGGTGGCGACAAGGCCGATGCTCTCCGCAAGCAACTCCGCGAAGCCTATGACCAGTTCGTCAAGGCGCATGGCCCGATCAACAAGGAAGAAACAAAGACCACCAAGCGCCTCACGCGCGCGGGCGAGCCGGTCACGATCACCAAGACGCCAAACTTCGCGCCATTCAAGGATGACCCCGATTCCTGGAAGGTCGCGGCGATCGAGCAATATGACGCCGAGACGGGCACGGCCAAGCCCGCCGACATTCAGAAGAAGGACATCATCGCCCCGCCGAAGGAGCGCCAGATCAATGGCCCCGCCGATGCGCTCGCGGCGACGCTCGACGCCACCGGCCGCGTCGATCTGCAACAGATCGGCCAGATGCTCAATGTCGGGAGCGAGGAAGCCGCCGCGAAAGCGCTAGGCGATCTGATCTTCCAGAACCCGAACGGGCGGCAATGGGAGCCGGCGGACCGCTATCTCTCCGGCGATGTGGTCAAGAAGCTCGAAGAGGCCCGCGTCATTGCCGATGGCGACCCGGCCTACTCACGCAATGTCGCGGCCTTGGAGAAGGTTCAGCCGACCCCGTTGACCGGCACGGACATCATGGCGCAGTTCGGGGCCCCATGGATCCCGGCGGACGTCTACGAGGCGTTCATCAAGGAGATCGGCGGCTACAACACCCGGATTTCGACCATTCCCGTCACCGGCGGCTGGAAGGTCAAGCACGGCCAGTATTCATCCTCTGCCCACACCACCTACGGGACCGACCGGGTGAGCGTGGACGATGTGATCGACGCTGCGATCAACAACCGCCAGATCACCGTCCGGAACCACGTCAGCAGCAATCCTGATGTCTATGAGGTCGACCAAGGCGCAACCGAGGCGGCGCGCGTGCGCGTCGAGGCGCTCAAGGAAGCCTTCACCGGCGACCCGGAGCGCGGCATCGACGCCTGGGCCTTCGCCGATCCGGAGCGCGCGCAGCGCCTGGAGGCCATCTACAATCGGACCTACAACAACCTCGTCCCGCGGCAATTCGACGGCGCCCACCAGACCTTCCCCGGCCTCAATCCCAAATTCGCCGATCGTAAGCATCGGAAGGATGCAGTTTGGCGCATTGTCCAGAGTGGAAATACGCTTCTGGCGCACAGTGTTGGAAGTGGAAAAACCGTCACGAGCATTGCCGCTGTGATGGAACAGAAGCGCTTAGGGCTCATCAATAAAGGCGCTTTTGCTATCCCCGACCATATGCTGGAGCAATTCGCCCGAGAGTTCATCGAAGCCTATCCAAACGCCAAAATTCTGGTTGCTCAGAAGGAGGAAATGACTAGAGAGCACCGGAAGGCGTTTATCGCCAAGGTCGCAGCGAACGATTGGGATGGCGTCATTATGACCCATTCCGCCTTCGGGCGTATCAACACAAGCTTGGAGCATCGGCAGAATTTCATCCAGGAGCAACTCGACGAATTGGAGCGGGCGCGCAAGGCGGAGATTGCCGACACCGATGACAAGCGCTCGCCGACGGTCAAGGCGCTCGAAAAGGCCAAGAAGAAACTGGAGGACAAGCTGCAAAAGCTCCTGAACGAGGAACGCAAGGACACTGGCGTTTCATTTGAAGAGACCGGGATCGATCATTTGGTAATCGACGAATCGCATTTTTTCAAAAATCTGTATTTTTCCAGTAGGTTAGGGAATGTTAAGGGTCTCGCCCAGGGCGACAGCCAGCGGGCTGAGGACCTGTTCCTCAAAATCCGCTACCTCGAACAAAAGCGCCCCGGCCGATCAGCGGTGTTCGCGACCGGCACTCCCGTCTCCAACACGATGGCCGAACTCTGGACGATGATGCGCTATCTCGAACTCGACCGTCTGAAGGAAGCGGGGCTGGAGAACTTCGATGCCTGGGCCTCGACCTTCGGCAAGGTCGTCAACAACATGGAGCTTTCAGCGGACGGCCGGACCTTCAAGGAAGTCTCGTCCTTCTCGAAATTCGTCAACGTTCCAGAACTCATCAGCCTCTATTCCGAGATCGCCGACACCAAGACGGCGGACATGCTCAAACTGCCGCGGCCCGAGGTTCGGACCAAAGCGGGCGGACCAGGGATTGAGATTGTCCAAGCGACCCCTTCGGAAGAGGAAGAACTGCACATTCAGAAGCTCGTGGAATTGGCGGAGAGTCTGAAAGGCAAGCGGCCTGAGAAGGGCCAACCGAACATGCTCTCGGTCGTGACGGCCGGACGCAAGGTTGCGACGGACGGTCGCCTTATCGATCCTAATTTCGATTTCAACCCCAAAGGCAAGATCGCGCTCGCTGTTAAAAATATTCACGAGATTTGGAAGAAGGGCAAAGAGCCGGGCACTGTCCAGATGGTCTTCCTCGACATGGGCGTGCCGCAGACCAAAGTGGCGGCAAAGAAGCCTATCGAGGATGAGATGGGCGACCCGGCGCAGATCGAACAACCCAAGATTGACCTCTATGCCGACATCAAACAGCGCTTGGTCGATAAGGGCATTCCTGCGGAGCAGATCGCGGCGATCCACGACGCCAAGGACGATGCTGCCAAGGGGCGCTTATTCAAGAAGGTCCGCGCTGGCGATATTCGTGTCCTTATCGGCTCGTCGGGAAAGATGGGCGTCGGCACTAACGTTCAGGATCGCCTGATCGCGATGCACCATCTGGATGCGCCATGGAAGCCGGCGGAGGTCGAACAGCGCGACGGGCGCATTGTCCGCCAAGGCAACCTCAACAAGCAGGTGCAAATCTTCCGCTACGTGACCAAGCGCTCGTTCGACGCCTTCATGTGGCAAAAGCTCGACACGAAGTCGAAGTTCATCAGCCAAGTCTTGTCGGGCGCCAAGGGCTCGCGCCACGCCGAGGACATCGACAACCCGCTCCCCGAGGCGGCGGAAATGAAGGCGGCGGCCTCCGGCGATACTCGCATCATGGAATTGGCGGAACTCGATCGGCAGGCTCGGCAACTCTCCGCCCAGCGGCGCGCGCATAAGCAGAACGTCGATCGCGCCTCCTGGCAGATCAACGCCAGTCGCGCGGCCATCGCCACCTACGAGGAGCGCCTGCCGACCGAGAAGGCCGACGGCGATCGCGTGCAGGACCTTGCCGGCGACAAGTTCAAGATCACGGTCGGCGGCAAGGTGATCACCGAGCGCAAGGCGGCTGGCGAAGCCATCCTCAAGACCGTGCTGGCTCTGGACGCCAGCCGCTATTACACGCCCAAAATCATCAACCTGGGCGAGTTGTCCGGCTTTGAAATGCAGATGCAGGTCCAGACCCAATACGACAGCGACGGGCTCTATCTAAAGGGCACGCCGATGCTCAAGGGCACGGACCCCTATGGCTCGCCGACCCAGACCATACTTAATAAGGAGACGGACCCCGGCGGCCTGATCCGGCGTTTTGAGAACCTCCTGGGCAATATCGCCAGCAGGGCCAAGGCGACCGAGACGGCGCTGGCCGATCGGCGCAAGGACCTCGAGAAGCTCGAAAAGCTGGCCGCCGGCAAATGGCCGAAGGAGGCCGAATACCAGCAGACGCTTCAGAAGATCAAAGCGCTATCCGATTCGATGAAGGCGCCGAACCCCGCGGCGACGATCGAGCCGGAGACTGAGAAGGAATTGGCTCAAGGGCCGGCGCTACCCGGCGGCGCGCAGCGCGGGGCCATCACCTTCCAGGGCAACCAGCGGATCATCAAGCTGTTCGAGACGGCGGACGCCTCGACAGTCATGCACGAGGGTTCGCATCTTTGGTTCGACGAGCTGCTGGAGGATGCCTCCGCGCCGGACGCTTCACCCCAGATCAAGGCAGACGCCGCCACGGCGCTAGCCTTTGTGGGAGCCAAAGACCGCGAGAGCCTCACGCCAGAACACCGCGAAAAGTTCTCTGATGGCTTCGAGGACTATCTGGCCTCAGGGAAAGCTCCATCGGAAGGCCTCGCCCGCGTCTTCGAGATGTTCAAGGACTGGCTGCGCAAGATTTACCGTGGCCTCTTGCGCCTTGGGCGTCCGATCTCCGAAGAAATGCGCGGCGTCTACGACCGCTTGCTGGCGACCGATGAGGAAATCGCCGCCGCCGCGCGCACCGCGAAAGAGGCTGGCGTCCCCGAACCGCCTCACGTCATGACCCAAGAAATGGCGGACCAGCTTGAGAAAGCCTATAAGGCCGCAGTCAAGTGCATGGAGGGCGGGGCCAAGAGCGTCTCCTTCTCTCGCGATGAGAATGGCTTCATCACCGGGGCGACGGTCGGAGCCGAGAACAAGACGAAGGTCTCTTTCTCACGCGACGAAACCGGCATGATCACTGGCGCAAGGATCGAATGATGGCGAACAGTCTCTTTGAGAAAGGGCGTGAAGCCTTCCTCTGCGGCCAGATTAAGTGGCTGGAGGACAAAATCTGCGCGGTCCTCTGCGATGGCAAGCAGCGCAAGGCCAATATCCAGAAGGATCGCTTTCTGGCCGACCTCGGCGCGGCGGTGGTGTCCAAGAGCGTCGTGTTGACGGGCAAGACGGGGGAGAACGGCGTCGCCTGCGCCAATAGCGTCGTCATCGAGGCGGTCGATGCGGCCTCCGTCGATTTCATCGTCGTCTACCAGGATACCGGCTCCCGAGCCACGAGCCGGCTGATCGCCCATATTGACACCCTCGGTAGCGGCAAATTTCCCTTTTCGCCACAGGCGGGTGACGTTCATATCGGCTGGGAATCAGGTAAGACGATCTTCAGGCTATGACCCGCCATCTCACCCGCCATCTTCGCCCTACCGCAACCAAGAACCTCGTCGTCTATTCGAAAGCGACCGGCGAGCGCCGCCGCGTGATCGATGCAGATGACGATGGCGAATATGCGTGGCACGAAGAACGGCTCCATCCCGGCGAGGGGATGGTCTACCTCGACCACGCGACCTACGACGGGTTCCCGCACGCCCATGCGCTCAACGATCATGTCGCCCAGCACGCAGGGTTCGCCAAAGCGCCCGACCCAATGGCAAGCCGCCATGCGGTTGTTCACCCTGACGGCCATGTGGTGAATTTCATCCACGCCGATCCGACCTGCGGCGATAGCGGCGAGCACATAGGCCCAGGTCACGTTCTCGTTCAGCATCCCGAGGCCGGCTTCGATTGGAGGCTCGTCAAGGGCGTTCTGACCCCTCCGCATAAGGAAGGCTGGTTGGGGCGTAGTTGGCATTGGTTGGTCGGATGACGCAGGTCATCATCACATCGGGCACTTCCTCGCCATTCCCGGTCTCTCCGGTCACGCCCGATTGCATTGGCGCCGGTGGTGGCGATCAGGCCGGAACGGGCGGCGGCGCCGGCGCTTGGTCGCAGACGCCGAATGAGACGATTACCCCCGGCACGATTAACTATGTCGTCGGCGCAGCCGGCGTTGCAGCGGGCACAAGTCCCGGTGGCGACACTACATGGAACGGATCGGCCGTCGTCGCGAAAGGCGGGGCAGGCGTCTCCTCCGGTCTCAATGGCGGCGCGGGTGGCGCGGCGGCGAGCGGAACCGGGACGAATAAACATTCCGGCGGCGCAGGCGGCGGGGCAGGCGGAACGACCTCGGGCGGCGATGGCAGCGGCGGCGCAGGCGGAACCAATGCGGATGGCGAAGTAGGCGGCGTCGCTGGCGGCACGGGCGGCGTCACTCCTGGAGCTGGCGGCGGCGGTGGCGGCGCAGACGGAGGAACCGGCGTCACCGCTGGTTCATCGACAACCGGCGGGTCGGGGGGGACGGGTGGCACGGGCGGCAGTGGCGTTAACGCTGCTGGCGGAACGTCAATTGTGGCTGCGACGGCGGGCCTCAATGGCGGTGGCGGCGGTGGCGGCGGCCCCTTAGCAACACTCGATGGGAACGGCGCGGCCGGCGCGACGAAACAAACCTACGATGGAACGCACGGCCCAGGCGGCGGCAATGGTGGTGCGGGCACCGCCAACAACTCGACCTTCGGAAACGGCGTCCCCGGCACGCTCTATGGCGGCGGCGGCACGACAAGCGGCGGGACCGGCAATGCCGGCGCTGCGGGCCTCATCGTCGTTGTCTATACGCCATTCCTTCCGTTTAACCCCTGGCGGCAACTCGGCCCGCTCGTCGCGCAATGAAAGGAGCCGCTATGGCTGAACTTCTCTTCGACAAAGGCATCCTCGCGGGCGTGATCAATGGCGTGCGCTACGAGCGCGAGAACAAATCAGAGAACTACGTTACGGTTCCGCCGGCCTTTCTCATCACCGACAGCGACGGCGCGATGTGGACATTCGGCGCGGGCCAGTATGAGACCCACAATGGCGAGTTCGAATTTCCCGTCATGCGCAACGATGTCGACATGAAGGAAGTCGCCAAGCGGATAGAATATGTGCGCGGGCGAGTGAGGATCTTCGGCCATTATGGCTGGAAGACATTCAGCCGTAGTCGGAGGGCCTTCATCTGATGTCTGTCACTCGCATCATTCCAACCAGGGACCAAAGCTCCCCAGAGGTCCTTCAGCTTATCGAGACATATCATAAGCTTGTGCAACTGACCCCGGTCAGCGGGATCGCCATATGCCTCATCGGCTGCGGTCGAGACGAAGACGGCTATCCAACCAATGTCCAAAGCAGAGGGTTTGCCGGCGAAGCGCTGATGGAGCACGAGCTAAAGAAAGCGATTAAGAACCTCGACGGGGAATTGGATCAGTCGATCGCCGCATGGCAATCGCCGGAGCAAGACCAAAGTCTCGACGCCAGCTACGTCTGCTACAACATGGCGACCGACCCGAATGGTTACGATTTCATCGTTTGGCTGATCGCCATGGAAATGAGGCGCGTCCGGCTGGGCGCTCCTGCGCCGCTCAAGGTCGGCTTTTGGACTGAGTTCGGTAAGCACAGGACGCCGACCGACACTCTATCCATGTGGCTCAACAACGTCTTCCGGCCAGCCTTGCCGATGATCGGCGCGGTCGAGGACCCCGCCGCATGCCGGGGACGCGGAACCCGCCACTTCACGCCCAGAGTGATCGTCGAGGCGGCGGAGGAGGGCGAGAAGGTCCCGCTCCTTCGATCAGTCATTCAATCAAATCAGCACCCCGGATCGGTGACGATCACTCTCCGCGAGAGCGGCAAGTGGCCGCAACGCAATAGCGATCTGGTTGCCTGGGGGCTGTTTGCCGAATATCTCGATCGGCACGGAGAGCATGTCGTCATCGTTCGGGACACGGCCAAGGCGGACGAGCCCTTCGGCGATTTCACCACGTCACCGCAAGCCTCACGCGATCTCGATTTCCGCATGGCGCTCTATGAAAACGCCAAGCTCAACTGCTTCGTCTCCAATGGCCCGGCGACCCTGGCCGTTCACAGCAAGGCTCCCTGGATGATGTTTATCCCGGTCGAGGATCAGGGCAGCACCTATTACGCAAATACGCCCGAGTTTTGGGATCGATATGTGGGAATAGAAATGGGGGTCGGGCAATATCCGTGGTCAGGCCCCAACCAGAGAATCATCTGGAAAAAGGACCGCTTTGAGAATATCGTGGCGGCTTACCGAGAGTCCGAGTAGAATGCCCCTCTGAGGACAGTCCTCAAACCTATAAGGTGGACCCATGGCGCGCGAGTTTTCCGTAGGGTTTGATGGCCTCTCCATCACCAACAATCCCGTAACGCTCATTTTCATGAACCCGCCTGCCGCGCCGAACATTGATCTTTTGATCATGCGCATGTGGGCATCGCAGCAGGGTTCGGCGACCTCGGCGCAGCAGCGTATCCAGGCTGTGACGCAGGTCTCAGTCTTTCCGTCATTAGTGACGGTAACGCCGAAGCATCTGAAATTCGGCGACGCGACCGCCTCGATCCTGGCCGGTGGAACCACCGGAGCAGCGGGAACGACGGGCATCAATGCCTCCACTGAGGGCGCCGGCGCGAGGGTCGTCATGTTTGGCGACAACTTCAACGTGCTGAACGGCTATCTCTGGGTCGCGACCCCGCGTGAGCAGATCGATATGCCTCCCGGCTCGACCTCGGGCTTCGCGCTATATCTGCCCGCCGCCGCCGCTTCATTGACCAATTGGGGTGCCGGCATCAACTACGCCGAAGGCGTCTAAGCGGCCTGACGATGCTCTCCACGTCGGCATTCTTTCTGGTCATGAGGAATAGGCCATTCCCGGCATCCGCTATCCCAACAGATTTTCTGACGACGGGCGCAGGCGATCCATTGACGACGGGAGGGGGGTCGCCCCTGACGAGAGGCCACTATCATGACGAAGGCCCTGAAAGTCTTTCTGATTGGCCTCGTCTGTTTCGTCTACAGTGGGGTTTACGCAAATACGACCTTCCAAAACTATTGGGGTAGCGTCAACGCCAAGGATTTCGGCGCGGTAGGCAACGGGTCAACCGACGACACGGCTGCCATTCAGGCAACGATAGACGCGGCATACGCGGCGGGGATTCAGAGAGTCTATCTCCCTCCTACCGGCAACTGCTACAAAACCACCTCGTCACTCTTCCTCGATGCTCCGGGCAACCTCCGCTCAAGCTTATCCAATCCGACAATATTCGCCTTCTCTATGACGCTTGCGGGCGAGCCAAGCGGAGGGGCAAATCACGAGGGCTGGGGCACTCGCATATGCCCCAACTTCAATAATGGTGTCGCCTTATGGGTTGGCACAGGCCAGGGAATGGGCGTCACTGACGTGCTCATTCAAGGGCCGAACAACGGCTATAGAGGGCAACTTAACGCGAACGGAGTCGGGATCGGTGTTGCGGGGGGCTCCGGCGGAACCTCTCGAACGCTTATCGAAAATGTCTGGGTCGAAAATTTCTACTCATGCTTCGAAACAGGGGCGAATGGCAATTCGAACCTAGCGGACAGCAACACGATCCGAAAGTCGGTTTTCACCAATTGCTATAATGGCCTCTATTTCTCACAAGCCCAGAACGACATAAACGACGCGGTTGAGGATAGCATAGGCGCAACGATCGCCTACAATTCGAGCATGGGTAGAGCGGTAACGGTCCTTGGCGGCAACCCATCAGCCGTGTCGGGCAAATCAAACTCTTTTTCTATATCAAGTGTTTCATCAGTCACGGCGACTCCGGTCGGAAACACATTCACATTGACGTTCACCGCCGTTGTTGCGTCGCCAGATTCGACGATAACCGGTTGTCCAACGATCGGGTCAAATTTGGTCAGCGCTTGCGTCTATAATTCGTGGATGTTCAACACGGCCCACTTTGGCGTCGTTCCGGCGACCATGACGCAGTTCAACACGAGCACCGGCGTCGGGACGTTTCAGGTTTTGCAGAATTGGATTGTCGGTAACTACAACAATGCGAACGTAGCGACCGCAACAGATTTCCAAAATGAGATTCAAGCGGTAACAACAGTATATGGAGCGGAACGCGTAACAGTATTCTACGGAACGGCATTCAATACCCTCGGTGTTCATATAGAGAATCCAGGTGGCTGTACGACATTTGTGGATAGTTTCTCTGGATTCACTGGAGATGCGAAATCCCTAATTCAACGGTCGTACTTTAACTATGACCCGGGGATGACCACTTATAAACCGTCGAACAGTCCTACGGGACCTAACTTAGCTTTATTCTACTGCGCTCAATCCTTTCCTTTTATAGTGCAAGAAGCAAGTGCCGGGGATATTACGTTTGATGCAAATACCTTTGGGCAAAACTACCAAAGCGAACCGATTATCATCGACATCCAACCAAATACAACGGCAAGACTTATTTTCAGAGATAACGGGAACACTATCTACGCTCCGAATGTACGCAACGGTCGCTCCATCCAGGGGTTCACGGTCATAACTTGCTCCAATGGAGCCGCGCCACAATTTAACGATTGCCTAGCGACGGGTGGGGGCGAATGGGATAGGACGCCTTTTCTGGCCCATACCTCGACGCCTTTCAACAAGCCATGGTCGAATGACAATACGGAATTCTGGGGTTCGCAGCCGGCATTTGATAAGGCGCCGCGCCTGACGCCGACTGAAGTCACCGCACTAGGGTCGCTTGGCGCTCTTGGCTCTTACAATACCGTCTTCGGCAATGTCGATTATCAGGTTACGGATTGGAACACCGGCGCTCCCGCGACACACTTCGCGAGATGGGCTCACACGTTTGCAAGCTATGGAACCAATCTCACCACCAGCAATGTCAGTGGTCTGACGGTATCCTACAAGGGGCAGACTGATGTCGTCTATCTGGACGTCTTGAGCATCACCTATATGTTCGCGGGTCTTTCCATAAACCTCAATAACGGCGGCGGTTCGGTTCCATATGTAGTAACCGGCGTCTATCCTGCCCTCGGCTATATCACGGTCTGTGAGACGACGAGCGACACCAGCTTCAGCCTGCTGGCTGGGACCAAGACGACGGTTTACACGCCAAACTCAATCCTGCAAGCTTCCTATTCCGTGACGCAGTTCTGAGAGGATCGAATGGCCTACTATACCGCCCTCATCAACGCCTGGAACACCGGCACGGTCCCCGGCGGCGTGACCGGCTCCGCGCTCACCGGGCAGACGACCGCCGTAAAGCTCGCCAACATCAATGCTTGGACCGTGACGGGGGTTGTGCCTACGACCCTTTATGCGACCGGCGCCCAAATCGCCAACTGTTTCAATTGGACAGAATTCGCAGCGCTCCTGCCGGCCCAACAAACCAACCTCCTGGCTCTTTGCTCCATATCGGGGCCTCTTCTCGGCGGCAGCGCCAACACCGCGAACATCGTGGATGGGATGCTCCTGTCGTATTTTTCCAATCACGCAGGGGCGACCATCACCAATCTGACGGCGCTCGCCCAAGGAACGGTGCAACCCTGGTGGCAAGCGAATGGGTATGGGGGTCCCTTCAATCAGAATGACCTGACCGCAGCCGGAGGGCTTACCTGATGCCCACTAACTTCTTAGAGAGCGCTGGCACTAATGGCTTTCTCGCGACGCCGTTTAATCTCCTGTCAACGGAACTGAACGCCCTTGCGACGGCTACCAGCACAGCATCCAGCGTCGGCGGCGCGGGTGGCGTCTTCACCCAAACGAACTACGCTAACGCCATATGGGCCGAGGTCTATTTTCAATCGGGCGGGGCATTCACTCCCGCCGCCCCAAATTATCTTGCCGGGTGGTTTCTGTTTTCCCCGGATGGGGGCACTACGTTCGAGGCGACTGTCTCGAACACTGACCTGCCGCGCGCCCCTGATTTCATCATTCCTTTGTTTGTGTCGGCTTACGCAACAAACAGTGTTTCTCAGGCATCCGGGCTTGTCCGCGTGCCCTTCTGGAGCAACAAGGTTTTCATCAATAGCCACGCCGGGGCTACACTGCCGGCGACGGGAAATGTCATCAAAGCGGCGCCCGTCGCGATCCAATATTGACCGGGGGCTGCGATGCAGCTTCCTATCCTAGTCCGACCAAAACCTAGATGGCTGAGTCCGGGCATTCCCCGAATTGATTGGTCACACCCGTTAGCGCAAGGACTAGTCGGTTGTTATCTTCCGGGGATTGTCGGAGGAGTAAATCTGACGGGCATGGGCGGCGCGCTGACCTTCCAAAGCGGCACAGGGACCGCTGTGGATCAGGAAGGCGTGGCCGCTGTAACCACGGCTACCGCTGGGTTGATTGGGACGACTCCACCAACATTTTATGCCGGGAATTATTTTTCGTTTTACTGGCGTGGGTTTGTCTCGGCGAATTCCAATACAAGCGCAGCTGCTCCAATCATTGCGATCAGCGACCACAATTCGTGGAGCCCGCCATATATATTCATGGGTTTTCGCGCAAATACGACGGGAACCACGGGTAATGGTATTGTTCTACAATATAATGGGGGCAGCACCTATTCACAATTCGCGACGGCGAGTTGGACAACTGGAAAAACCAACAGTTGTGGCGGTTCCTTTAATATGACGCAAGACACACAATTCGGTTACGTTAACGGAGTGTCGTACCTATGCGGTTTCACAAACGGCACCAAGACAACGCCTGCGGCTACCTCTCAGATATGCTTGGCCTGCGAGCCAGCCGGCGGTGATAATGCGATCCTGAACGCGGATGTTTATTGTGCTTATTTCTATACTCGCAATTTGTCGGATACCGATCAAGCTAACTTAGATGCTGATCCCTACGGCTTTCTGATCTGGCCTGAAGATGAAATATTCGCGACATTGGTTGGCGCGGCCGCAGCCGTTGGCCCCGTGAACCCGCCTCCTTACCCTCAGCGCATGCCTCCATTTGATATAAGAGCCCAGAACCCGGACTTTGTCGTCATTAGGAGATAAGGTTCGCTTCGTAGCCTTGGAGACAAACGGCTGTGGGCATTTATTACGATCCGCCCCAGCCTAATGTTGGCAACAAGCAGCCGCTAGAGCAGAAAAAGCTCGTCCCGCCACAGGCGGGGCCGGCGGTTAACAATCCGCCCCTCCGTAGTCTCCAGGCCGCGCTCGTCGCAACGATGGCGATCTGGGCCGCCGCAACCGCCGCGGACTTTCCGCCGCACATAGGGGCCGCACAGCCGCTCCAAGCGAAGCGGTTAACCCCGCCAATTTCGGGGCCGGGGGCGCCGTGCGCCACCACGCATAATCTCTATTCGATCCTGAGCACTTGGGATGCCGCCACCGCTGCGGACTTCCCCCGGCACATTGGCAATCAGCAACCTCTCCAGGCTAAGCGGCTGGTTCCACCGATTTCCGGTCCTGCCCCACAGACCCCACCCCTGACCGGCGGCAGCAAAACAAATCTCACGACGATCCTTGCTGCGTGGACGCCAGTTGATCAGCCGGCGCAAACACAGCGATTTTCCATCATCGCGCCAGTAGCTCAGCCCCCGCCTCCAGGGCAACAGAGCTGGCCCGCTTATGCGTGGTTCGCGCAAGCGCCGACCTATGTCCTCCTCGGCCCGCTGGGCATCCCGATCGCGGCCCCGACGAATCCGCCTCTCGTTGGCCTCGGCAGACTCCCGGCCATCCTCGGCGTGTGGGATGCGGCGGCAGCCGCCAACTTCAATCTCAGCCTCGACGAACAGCCGTATGCGCCGAACCTGCTGATCCCACCCTCTGGTCCAACTCCCCAGAACCCTCCGGTCATTGGCGGCGAGCCTGAGCACCTAACGGCAACCCAAGTCGCGTGGCTGCCTCCGGACCCTGCTCCACAGTGGGGCCCGAAACTTACCCCGAGCGGCCCGGCGGCGCAGAACCCACCACTCATCGATCGTTGGGCCGGCCAGTTCCAAGCGACGCTGAATGACTGGCTTCCTCCTGATCCCGCGCCACAGTGGGGTCCCAAGGTCACTCCGTCTGGACCGACACCGCAGGCCCCGCCGGTCATCGGCGGATTGCCTGCACTTCCGTCCATCCTCGCGACTTGGACGCCTCCAGACCCGGCCCCGCAGTATGGTCCAAAGCTAACTTCGTCTGCGCCGACTCCGCCGCCGCTGGTCGGTGGGGCCCGAGCGCTTCCGGCCCTCCTTGCCGCCTGGATGCCGCCCGATCCGGCTCCTCAATGGGGTCCAAAATTCACGCCGTCCGGCCCTACGCCGCAAGCGCCACCGCTCGCGGGTCGCGGCACATTAGCTTCTGTTCTATCCACTTGGACGCCCAGCGATCCCGCTCCGCAGTTCGGGCCCAAGATAGTCCCTCAGCCAACCGCGGCCGCCTATCTCAGCCCCAGCAATCCATGGCTCCAGACGGTCCTTGCTACTTGGGCCGCGCCCGATCCTCTGCCGCAAGGCGGTCCAAAGCTAACCGCTTCTGGACCCGCAGCCTCCCAGGTCATCCCGCCAGGGGAACAACAGTGGCCTGCCTATGCGTGGTTCGCGCAAGCGCCGGCTTATGTCGTCCTTGGTCCGAACCTAACTGCGTCTGCGCCACCCGCGCCGCAACTCTCGGCTAATTCCTGGCTGCCCATCGTCCTCGCCTCATGGACGCCGGCTGATCCAGCCCCGCAATGGGGGCCGAAGCTCACCCCCTCGGGGCCGGCCCCGCAGCGGCCGCCGATCATCGGGGCCAACCAACAGAGCGTCTATTCCTGGTTCGCCCAACCAGCGCTTGGGATCGACCTATACGGCCCCAGCGCGCCAAACCCGCAAAGCCCGCCGGTCATTGGCGGAAGCCTTGCGGCGCTACAAACGATCCTCGCGGCATGGATACCGCCTGACCCACTCCCGCAATTGGGGACGCGGCAGTTCACGCCATCAGCCCCGCCAAAGCTTTCAGTAAGCAACGTTGGCCAATTCGCGGCGATCATTGCGTCATGGGCTCCTCCCGATCCGGCCCCGCAATTTGGTCCCAAACTAACTGCTTCCGGCCCGGCAACATCCCAGGTTATCCCTCCCGGCGAGCAACAGTGGCCGGCGTTCGCTTGGTTCGCTCAGGACCCGGCATACGTCCTTCTCGGGCCGAGTGGTCTCCCGGTAAGCGCCCCGCCGACGCCCGTGCTCGCAGCCAACCCGTGGTTGCCCGGCGTCCTGACGACATGGGGTTCCCCAGACCCCGCTCCGCAGTCTGGACCTAAGTTAACGTCCTCTGGTCCGGCGGCTCAGAACCCGCCGCTGATCGGCGCGCGCATCCCGATCGCGGTTCTCAACTCCTGGCTGCCTGCAGACCCACTCCCGCAACTCGGGACGAAGGTCTTCACGCCATCCGCCCCGCAGCCGACGCCTGTCGGATCGAGGGTTCCGGACGCGATCCTCAACGCGTGGCTGCCGCCCGATCCACTCCCGCAGTTCGGGCCGAAGCTCGTCCCGCAGGCGAACCCGCCCCTCATCGGCGGCTCGGCGCAGTTCCAAGCGGTCCTTACGACTTGGCTCCCGCCTGAGCCTGCGCCGCAACTCGGAACCCGCGTCTTCACGCCATCGGGGATTTCAAACCCGCCGCTGATCGGTGGCTCGGGGCAACTCCCCGCGATCCTCGCGGCTTGGATACCGCCTGATCCTGCTCCTCAATGGGGCGTCAAGTGGTTCACACCGTCGGCTCCTCCCCTGCAACCCGTAAGCGGCGCGGGCCAGCTCGCGGCATTCCTGACCGCATGGCTCCCGCCTGATCCTGCGCCCATCGTCGGGCCGAAGTTTACCCCGAGCGGGCCAACCCCGCAGAACCCACCACTGATTGGCGGCAGGTTGTCGCTGCCGACCGTCCTGGCGACCTGGACGCCGCCGGACCCGATGTTCGAAATCGCGACGCTCGGCATTCCGCAGAGCGCGCCGCCGCCTCCACCGCCAGCGCCTCCAACCCCGCCGATCGTGCTGCCTCCGGTCGTGCCGCCGATCGTCTTGGAGATCCCGCCCTCTGGCGGCGGTGGCCCGAAATATCCGCTCAAACCCGGCGAGGGCGGCCCAGAGTTCTTCAGGCACGCCCACGGCGGGTTCGACTTCGAGGACTTCCCCAGCAGCGTCATCGAGGCGCGGGAGATAGCGCCGAGAGGCACTGTCCATTCGCCGGGCGTGAAGGTAGTCTATAAGGCCAGGGTAATTGCGATCACCGCGATCGACCGATCCTCGGAGGTCGGGGTCCATTCGATCAAGATGAGGTATAGGTTGGCCTTCGACGCCATTCCGCCGACTGTCCAAGGGAAAGGACCGATGGTCCGCAATCACACCCAGGACATCATGGACATTCTGGATAGGATCATGCCGCTCATCAAATCGAGGTTCGGAGATAATGGATAGACGTAGATTTTTTGCCGTCCTCTTAGGCGCTCCTGTGGCTCTGGTCGGATGCACGCGACCTCAAAGCTCTGCCATACGACCATCCGGGCAATCGTGGTTCCCTGCGCCAGCCATCACTTGGCCCGATTATGCCCAGATCGGGGAGGTCATCCAAGGCGGTGTGAACACTTGGGCCGGCGGCATTACGTGGGTCGATCATGAATATGATGAGCGCACTGGTCGCGCCTTGACGCCTCTCTTCCTAATCGAGCTATAAAATGGCGTTCGATAACTGCATCGAGGCGATCGCCGCGGCGTCCGGCCTGGACCACGAGGCCGCAGCGCGCGTGCTCAACGAGGTCTACAATCTCTATGAAAGGCACGACGCGGCCGGCGTGCCGCGCCCGCTGCGCCGCGCTGGGCATGACCTGATCCAGAAAGCCAAGGCCGAGATCGGCCAGCCCATCCCGGCCGGGCACCCCCTCGAACGCCCGCAGATCGCCGCTGGGGCCGAGCCCCTGACCGGCATTCCCGAGGTCGATCGCGTCCTGGCCGACCCTTATGTCGCCGGCGCCATCGCCAATCCGAAGATCAATCGCGAGAACGATGTGCCCTACGGGGCGGGGCCGAACAACGCCAACGACGGCGTGACCAATGTCGATCGCCACGTCCCGAAGGAGGCCGAGGTCGATGGCGTGAAATATGACCCGGCCATCCCTGTGGTCGTCCACGAGCAGGTCGAGAAGCACGTCTTCAATCTTCTGACGGCTGCCGGCCTGTCGGATGATCGCGCCTATCCGATCGCCCACTTTGGCTGGGCCGAACCTGCGGAGGAAGCATGGGTTGCCAAGAACATAGGGCCGAACGCATGGCAGGGATACCAGGACAATTGGGCCAAATGGCTAAAGCCGATCGATCACGAGAACCCCAAGAACCCGCCGCCCGATCTCTACCAGAAGCCCTATCCGCATGACGATGACCATCTTGCTTCACGAGATAAGGGCGGGAGCTTCTCTTCCTTCGAGAAGGAGGGAGAGGCCAAGGCCAACAAGCTACGGATCGAGGGCGAGGCGGCGCTGGCCGCACATCGCGGCAGTCCTGCGGAAGGCGTGGTTCGCCAAGCTCTGCATCATGCGACGGTGGCGGCCTCGCAATCGCCAGAGCCGCTCGACCAGCGCATAGGGCAGGTGTTGGAGACGGAAGGGCCGCCGGCCATCGAGGCGATGTTCCCGAAGGGGGCGCAAGCTGCGCCCCCACCACCCGCACAAGCCCCTCCAACCGCGCCCCAGCCGGAGCCCCTGTTTGACGACGCCACGCGCGGCCCCGATGATCTGTTCAACAAGGTCCCGATGGAAGACGGCAGCTACGTCACCCGGCAGGAATTCCTCAATCGCGCCGGGCGCGGGCGGGTGCTGGCGAAGCTGATCGGGGAGTGTGAGGTCTGATGGCTGCCGAAGATTTCGTAAATTGCGTCAAAGGCCAGCTCGCCCGCGGCGACATCAGCCAGGAAGAGGCCGACGATACGCTGCGCGATTTTGCCGGCTTGATGAAGACCGGGAAGACACCGAAAGAAGCCCAGACCGAACTGCAGCGCCGGCAGGACATCATCGGCATGGCCCAGGAGCGGGCCGCGCTGTTCCAGCTCCGGGCCATCGACCGCGTCTCACGCAACATCGTCAACTACCGCGATGCGCGCGGGCGGCCGGACCTGATCGGCGCAGAGTTCTCACTGTTTGAGGATTTCGGCCATGCCGGCTTTCCGAGTGCGCGCTTTCGCGGCGAATCGCTGATCGGTATAGCTCATGCGAAGATGGGCCAATTTCTCCTGGCCTTCCGGCGCTCGAAGCTCAGCGGCAACCACATCAACAAAGCCCTGGAGCGGGACATCCTGCGCGCGGCCTATGGCGAGCGCAGCACCCCGGAGGCCAAGGCGGTCTACGACGCCTACATCACCGGCAATGAATTCGTCCGGCAGGAGTTCAACCGCTGGGGTGGCATGATCCCAAAGATGGAGAATTGGGGCGTCCCGCAGAAAGCGGATCCCTACGCGCTGGTTCGCTTTGGCCGAAAGGCCCCGGAGGGAATGCCGCCCTCTCAGTATTCGGCAATCCAGAAGGCCAATCTCAAGCCGCAGGTCCGCGCGGCCGAACTTTATGCCAACTGGCTGGAGCCGCTTCTGGACTGGCCGGGGATGTTCGACGCCCTCACCGGCGAGAAATTCCCCGCCAACATGCCGCGCGAGAAGAAGCTGCAAACGCTTCGCCATGCTTGGCTCAATCAGGTGACAGACGGCTCCTCCCGCCACTATGCCCGATTACAGCCGCATGGCGGCAAGGGCGGCGGTGGTCTTGCCTTCGCACACATCGACCATCGCTTTTTCAAGTTCAAGAATTCCGACGTTGCGGCGACCTACAATAAAGAAGTCGGCGACGGCCCTCTCTTCGCGCAGATGATGCACCACACCCACAGCATCGCCCGCGAGGCGGCGCTCATGGAGATTTTCGGCACCAACCCTCCGGCAACGCTCGTCCATTTGAAGAAGCTGATGTCCTTAGAGGCTGAACGGGAACTCGGCGGACAATCCAGCCTCGTAGGGAAATACGCCGAGGGAACGCGGATCAATCCTGATCGCTACGAAAGTCTCACCCGTCGCGTGAGGCGGGCCGAGAAAGTTCTGGACGGCTACTACGAGCAATTCCGTGGGGCGGACGCTACGGAGGGGAAATGGGCCATGGCTGGCACGATCCTGCGCAATGACGCCTATAGCGCATTGCTTGGCTCGGCAGTCATTCCGCACGTCTTCTCCAATCCCGTCATCCAGACCCAGGCTCGCTATTTGAACGGCATTGGCTGGGCGAACGTCGTGCCGACGGTCCTTAGCGCTCTCATCCGAGGCGGCGCGAATCATGCCGAAATGCTCCGCGCTGGCTTGGACATCGAGACTGGAGCCTTCCACATCGGCGCGCTCGCTCGCCAGTCCGGCGCGCTCGCCAAGGCGGCGAACTGGTCGCGCTGGCTCCCCGACCGCACCACCCACTGGACGGGCCTTATCCCGGTCGTCAATGCCCACAAGGCCGCCAACTTCCGCGGCCACATGGCTTTCTTCGCCGACAACATCAAGCAGTCCTGGTCCGGGCTTCCTGAGCGCGTGCGCACGAAGCTCCAGGGCTACGGGATGGATGAGCGCGACTGGAAGGTCATGCAGCTCGCCGAGCTTTATGAGCCATCGGTCGGCTCCGCGAAGTGGCTCCGGCCGATCGACATTCCCGATGCTGGGAGCCTGAAGCCGCAGGAAGTCCTGCAAGCCTATGGCCGCCCATCGCTCGATCCGACCAAGGACCAAGAGGCCGCCGAGGAGATCGCCCGGCAGGTGGGGATCAACCTCAACACCTATATGCAGGGCGAGCGAGAGGTCGCCGTCCCGCAACACTCCATGCGCTTTTCGGCGACAATGCTTGGCGGCACGGTGCCGGGGGGGGCGCCCAGAGCGCTCGCGCTATCCTTCGGCATGTTCAAGGGTTTCATTGGCACCTACACGATCACCCAAGCCCTCGGGCTCCAGCGCGAGTTCGCCCGAAGCAACTGGCACGGCATCGCTTATCTCGCCGCTTTCATCCCGATCCTCTGGATGATGGGGATGATGTCGCTCCAGTTAAAGCAGATCGCCGCTGGCAAGGATGCGCTGCCTATGGACCCTACATCGCGCGTTGGCTTCTCGACCTGGGTTCGCGCCCTGGCGACCTCGGCCTCCTTCGGTCTATTCGGCGACTTCCTGACCTCCGACATTTCATCCTTCGGCCAAGGGCCGCTCGAAACCCTGGCGGGGCCGGTCGCCACATTCCCCATCAACGCCGGGCAGGGCGCCCTCGATCTTCTTCGCAACTGGCAATCCGGCACGCAGAAGCAGCCGTGGCGCAAGGTCTTCGCGAAGGCGGGGCGGCGATTTGCGCAAGGCTATACGCCCGTCGCCGCGACAGCATGGCCGATCCGCGCGGCGTTCAACCGGATGATCCTCGATCAGGCGCAGTATGCGACCGACCCGGATGCGCACCGTGAGTTCTGGCAGCAAGCTGAAAAACTTAGGAAGGAAACAGGCCAGCAGTATTTCTGGAAACCGGGAGAAATGCTACCCTCCCGCTGGCCCCGCATCTTTACTCCGGCTCCGCGATGACCATTGGCGATCCTCCGAACTGGCAAGGCTTGCTCGTCGACGCCTTCGAAACACCGGCAGGCGGACACGCTCTTAACCACCCATGGGCGGGCGGCATCACCTATGTCAGCCACGACTATCTGCGGGATATCGGCCTGCTCGACGAAGAGGAGGACCCGCCGGAGCCCGACATCTTCGACATGATCGCCGAGGTCCACCGGATCGAGGCCGAGCGGGGGAAGAAGTGAAGGCGATCTACAGCCATCGCCCCGGCAAGGTCGTCATCGTGCGCCGCGACGCCAGCGGGCGCGTGGTCCGCTCGGCTCCCCAGGTGGTCAAGATCACGAAGCCGCCACCGGGCACCCGCAATACGCGGGGGCGGTAGCCCCTAGCGGCTATCCGTGGTAATCCGTCAGGCTCGTTCCTCTATTGGTTGAGGTCCAGGCTTGTCGACCTCCCTCGATATTCTCGGCGGCATTCCCGATCAGGTGGCGATCAAAGCGCCCTGTCAGGCCGCCACGACAATGGACCGCACGAATGGAATGATCGGTCTGCTCGTGATCGATGGTTATCAGACTTTGGCCGGCGACCGCATCCTCGTCCGGGCAAATACATCGGCGACCACGAACGGAATTTACAATGCGCAGCTTGGTGCATGGACGTTAGCAATTGATTTTAATGGCGATTCCAACGTCGTCCAGGGCACACAAACTCTTATCACTAATGGCCTGCTCTACGCCAACGCGATCTTCGCGGTCGCGACGCCTAACCCGATCATCGTTGGCGTGACACCAATCAATTTCATCCAGTTCACTGCTGCTGCCCCGACGATCAACACGCTGCCCATTACCTCGGGGCAAGCCAAGCGGGCGATCGTGACGCAGGGCTATACGCTCGAAACCTTCGAGGCCGCCGTGCCGCCGGACACGACCAACTCTCAGAACATTGCCTATAGCGATGCGTTCTGGCCGGTCGGCGGCTCTATCTGGGCCTTGGTCCAAAGCTCTCTTGGGCTGACCTCGGCGCAAATCGCGACGATCCAATCAACTGCGCAGACAAACCGATGAAGCCTCACCGCCTCGGCCTCCTTCTGGCTTGCTCCCCATTCGCCTTGCTGGCCGAGCCGGCGGCGGCGCAGGATTACATCAACCGCCTTCAATCGTCGGGGACTGCGGGTTCGCAACCTTCAGGCGGCATTGACCAATCCGGCATCCAGCATTTCTTCACGATGACGGATTGCCACGGCGCTGCTCAAGCCTTGACCTGGACGGCTTCGATGTCAGCCTTCGGCTGCAACAACATCGGCAATGCGGTGATCGCCGGCAACACCGAGGGCTTCACCAACGTTCTGCGGAACGCCACCCTAACCGCATGGTTCCACGGAACCAGCGGGACGACATCGACTGTCGTGGGGAATGCGGATTGGACCGCCGAGGGTGTCTTTGTCGTCGCATCTGGCGCCGCCGTGACCTGGACGCAGTCTGCTGGTCCGGTTGGCTCTCTTGGCTACAACGCTCTCAAAGTCACCGGGGCAGCGAGCGTAACCGATGTGAAACTGCGGTTCGTTGTCGAAAGCTACACGGCGGCAAAGTTTGCGGGGCAGACCGTAACCTTTCAACTTCCCTGGTTTAATAATTCCGGCGCGACCATCACGCCGACCCTAACGACGAAATACGCCACAGGCGGTCAGGATGGCGGGGTTACGGCAGGGGGAGCTTGGGCGGGCTCCACAACCGATCTTTCCTCGGTCAACCTGCAAGCGTGCTTGAACAACACGAGCTGCACGGAAGCCTACACCTTTGCCGCCAATTCAGGAGCTACCACCGGCTACGAGTTCATTGTGGATCTTGGCAATAACTTCTCGACTTCCGGCAAGACGTTCACTCTCAACGCCGGCTTCGATGCGCGCGTCACCCCTGGCGCAACCATCGGCCTCAATGCGAGCCCGCCCACTCCAGAGGTTCGCGATCCGGCCAGCGACATTCAGTGGAATTACCGCTTCTGGGCGCAGAGCTATGCGAATGGAAGCTCCGCCGGGACCGCCACCACGCTGAATATCGCAGGGCCGGCCCTCACCAATAACGCAGGCGTCAATGCCGGCCTCGTGATGTTCCCGACCCTGATGCGCAATGTCCCCACGGTCAGCTATTGGGATAGTGCTGGGACGGTCAACAAGGTTTCGGTCATTCTGCAAACCAGTTCGGCCTTTACGGCCGGCGTCACGGCCACGCAGCCGCCATTCAATATCTCGACAGCCTCATTTCTCTTCGATGGATCGACCACCAGCATCTCATCGGCCTTCCTCCACTATACCGCCGATGCAACAATCTGGGGGGGGTAAATGACATTGCGGCAGTATCGGAAGAAGCCCGAGGATCTCAGCCGCACCGACTGGCTCATCGCCGCAGTCCTGGCCATCGTGATATTTCTCTTGTTCGTGATGGCCGACATGCAGCACAAGGCGGCGGCTCAGACGCCACGAGGCCCCTGTAGGACGATCGAAGAGGCTAAAGCGCTTGCTATCGCAAATGGCAGCACAGCCTGGATTGAGTTAAATAGAGACCAATGGGAGTTCTTGCGCGGCATTTACATCCTAAACCCACAAACAGGGGCCGGCTTTCCATCCGGCGATAAGGCCGTTCTGGCTCGAATAGGAGACGGAGGCGTTATCTTCTGGATCGATGGACCAAACGCCTGCACACCTATGAAAGCGCCAAAGCAGTTGGTCGACATGATCGACCAAGTTGGCCAAGGTTTCATTAGTCATGAGGGGCTGGGACTATGACGCCATTGCTGATTCAGAGATTGCCACGGACTGGCGGTCGCGGATTCATCACGCGTGGCGTTTTCAGATGCGAATGCGGAAAGGAATTCGAAACAACTCTCCAGCATGTGAAGAGTGGTCATACAACTTCCTGCGGCTGTTACGCACGCAGCGCCATAACTGCGCGGTCTCTCTCTCATGGCCACAATAGGCGAAACGAGCGCTCCACTACCTATAGTGCATGGGTCTCAATGCGTCAGCGCGTAAAAATTAGCGATAAAAAGAACCGCAAGTGGTATGCGGATCGCGGCATTGTTATTTGTTCGCGGTGGGATAGTTTTGAGGCATTTCTTGCAGACATGGGCAAAAGGCCCCGTGGTCTATCGCTTGATCGGATCGACAATGACGGCAACTACGAGCCGGGGAATTGCCGCTGGGCAACCGTAAAGGAACAAGCGCGCAACCGCACCGTCTCGCATCTTCATCCCTATAAAGGCGAAGCGCTAACGCTGCCCGAAATATTCGAACGATCCGGTTGCACCTTAAAATATGGCACTGTGCATGGCCGTGTTTATAGAGGGATGGCAGCTCAGAAAGCTGTCGAAATGGCACTAAGGACGACGTGGTCTCGGAGGGCTGCCTGATGACAGACATTCCCGCCGAGATCATCGAGGCCGCCCAAGCCTCTCACAAGACGTTCTGGCCGCGGGGCCCATTCGTTTCGGTCACGATCGCGCAATGGGCGCTAGAGAGCGGATGGGGGAAATACGCATCGGGGGCGAACAACTACTTCGGGATCAAGGCCACGGTGGCGCAGGTTGCGGCGGGCGACTACACCCGGCGCATGACCAAGGAGCAGACGCCTTCCGGCCATGTCTATGCGATATGGCAGAACTTCGCGAACTACTCGACGGTCGAGGCGGGCTTCGACGCGCACGCGGCGCTGCTGGTGACACCGCACTACCAGCTCTGCATCGACGCCCCGACCGTCGAGGCGTATTGTCAGGCCCTCCACGACTGCGGCTATGCGACGGACATTCACTATGCCGCTGAATTGCTTAACATTATCCAAACGAGTAACCTGAAACAGTTTGACCAGACCCTTTAAGGAACCATGTGCCAGATTTCCTGAACCATAAGGCGTTGTTCGCTGCCCCAGAGATCGAGAAGGGGGTCCCGATCCCCGCGCCCTCGCAGGAACGCTCTATCTTGCGGGATATGGAAATAGGCGACAGCGTGCTATTCCCGGAGAGGACCCAGCATAACCTGAGCGCGTTCGCGACTGCGATCACGCGCGAGACCGGCCGCAAGTTCACGACGCGAAAGCTTAAAGAAGGCGTCCGTATTTGGAGAGTGGAATGACAACGCCCGGTTTCGGTATTGGCCCGTTAGGTGTTCGACTGTATGCGTTCAAATGGCCTTGGCGACTTGTGCTTTGGTGGAAAAACTGGCCGTTCTTTAGCCTTCCTTCTTTTCCACCAGGAGCATGGAAAAAACCAAAAGGAACACCCAATGGACCCGCAGCTTAAGAGCACCGTCACCAGCGCAGCCATGTGGCTTGCCGGCGCAGTCGCCGCTTGGCTCGTCAGCAAGGGCATCGTCACTTCGCCGGACCTCGATTCGACGACCGCGGCCTTCGGCACCATCATCATGCTGATCGTCGGCTTCGTGATCGAGCGCTACAAGTCCTACCAGCACACGCCGGACGCCGTCATCACGGCCGCCAGCCACGCGCCTGGAGTTGTGAGCGTCATCACCACGCCTGCGGTCGCCAACAATGCGGCCCACAACGACAACGACAAGGTCGTCACGGCCTCGGACTTCATCACCGACAATGTTGTGGTCAGCGGCAACGTCAGCGGAACCGCGCAGCTCAAGAAGGGAGCCTGACATGCAGAAGGCCATTGCTATCCCGATCTTCGCCGGATCGCTCGCCCTCCGGGGACTGGTCAACGCCCTGCCGGTCGCCGCGGCCCTCAGCCTTGCCGCTTGCGCTGGCGGCGTGCCGCCTGTCGTCCAGCAGGACGTCACGGCGTTCATCAACTCGGTGCGCTCGGCCGTCGTTGCGGGCTGTAGCTTCCTGCCGACCATCGAGAGCGTCGCCGCCGTCCTTGCCGCCTATGGCCCCGCCGGCACCGTCATCGTGCCCGTCGAGGCGGTCGCCAAGGTCATCTGCGATGCGGTCAACGCCACCCCGGCGACCACCGCCAGCGCGCGCCGCCGCGGGCTGCCGCTCCCGGTCGTCACGATCAACAATAAGCAAATTGTCATCCACGGAACGCGGGTCTGACAGGGAGCACCGCAATGGCCGTCAATATGTTTACCATCGTCTCGGTCGTGTCGGGGGCGCTCAACAAAGTCACCCTTATGCAGAGCGGGCCGACGAGCTTGGCAGTCCAGACGCGCATCTGGGATGCTGGTTCGGACCCAGACAATCCCGCCGACCACAATACGGCGATCACGCTCTCGAACTGCATGGCGAGCCCGGACGGGATGGTCCTCTCGGCGGATGCGGCCGGGATGCTGTGGCTCAAGCCACACACCATGATCAAGCTCGCGGCGGCGGCGACAACCCCTCCGACCTATTCCTCGGAGATAGTCGTGACCGGAGCCTCGTTCGAGAACTCCGATACGATCGCGGCGATCAGCGCGGCCGGCTATGCCGGGGCCATCGCGTTCATTAAAGCCTGCGGCTTCCCGCCGATTGCGTGATGTGCGGCTGGGTCTGGGCGTTCCTGCCGGTCACCGCTTTGTTTTCCTTCTGCGCCGGCTGGCTAATGTGCCACCGGCGCAACGTTAACAGGGACGAGGCGTTCGACCGCTGGGAGCGGCTGTTCAAGATTTGGGCTGCGGGTGACAATATGAGTGACGCGGATGGCCGCGGACTACGTAGACCAAGCCTCCGTCGCCGCCCGGTTTCTAGGAATCAGAGGACGTGACGCCAAGTCCTGCGGCATACCACGTAATCAATGGTTGCGGCCGCTACGCCGAAACGCCGAGCAATTTCTTTATGTGTGAGCACTGGAGCGAGCAACCGTATTTCCCTCACCGCAGCGTCGGTAAGCTTGGCTCCGCGATGGGTCTCCCCGCGACCTATGGTGCCGTGGATAAACCCGTCGTGGACATTTTCCCGGTGCGTCGCCCATCTCAAATGCAACGGGGCGATGCACCCAAGGCCACCTTTGCCACACGAATGAGCGGCCTCGTGCTTGGGCGTTGGGGGTGCCCCATGAACTGCATAACAAATACGCCGGGAAACAAAACAGGTATTGTTGGGCGCTTCTTTGCCTCGGTGCATTGTCGCATAGCCCATCCGATCGCGACTGTAGGGCCAAATCAGGCATTCTTCGCCGCAATAAGAAAGCGCTTTTTCGAAGAATTGCTTAACGGCTTCCTTTGGGGGTATCACGCAATGGACGATCAGGGGATCGCCATTGATGCGCCAGCGGGAATAGTGGGTCATACACCATCCGCGTCCCGCAACGCGTTTGCTGCAGCCTTGGATCGAGCATATTTTGAGGGATGGCATTGGACCTCTCACGAAGGCTCAGTGTCAAGGAGCCGTTGGGCGTTAGCGCGTCCTACGGCTCCGTCATTTTTAACATAGGGCTTGGGAGAAATTCAATGGCTGACCATTCTGCGATGAAACTCGGCCGCCTGCCAGTGAAACCGCTACCAGGATTGCCATTGCTATCGGCATATACGGCAAAACTTCCACTGGCTCCGGACGTTTGCGATTGGTCGCGTGACGTGACGAGTTGGGGAGTCCTCCTGAACGACCGAATCAGTGATTGCACCTGCGCTGCTGCTGGCCACCAGGAACAAGTCTGGACATTAAATGCTAGTTCCGAATTTACTCCGCCCGACATTTCCGTTGAGACCATGTATGAGGCATCCTGTGGTTACGACCCCTCCGATCCGACATCGGACGTTGGCGGTGTCTGCGCAGATGTTTTGACGTGGTGGGTCAAAAACGGTCTAGCGGGCCATAAGCCGGATGCCTTTGTCGCCGTGGCTCCTGAAAACCAGGAAAGCGTGAGGGATGGGATCGAAATTTTCGGCGGCGTCTATACCGGGGCTGCCATGCCGCTTTCGGCTCAAACACAGGATGTTTGGGATGTCCCGGCTGGCGGTCCTGTCGGCAGAGGCAAACCCGGCTCATGGGGGGGACATTGTTTTTTGACGATTTCATATACTCTTCGCGGCCTTACCTGCATCACATGGGGCGGCCTTAAGCAACTTACTTGGGCGTGGTGGGACACCTATGTCGAGGAAAGCTATTGCATTCTTTCCAAGGATTGGATTGCAGCAAATGGCGCAGCCCCGAACAAACTTGCCTATGCCCAGATCGTCGCAGCCTATCAGGCGATGGGCGGCGGCCAGCTCTCGGTCTGAGTATCTCCGTAGGTATACGACCGTCTTGGGTTCTCCAGAACTTTAGCGTATACCAATGGGATGAGTGACGACGGCTTCGGGCCCTCCACCTACCAACAACTGAACGCCATTCTGGCGGGCCAGAAGAATATTTCGGCTTCTCTCGCGCTTCTCATCAAGCAAGGAACTGCCATCATGTCCGCTCTTACCGACCTCCAGGCTTCCATGGCCTCTCTCACCACGGCGATCACGAGCGCCACGACGGAAATCTCGTCTCTCCTCACTCAGTTGGGCGCCGCGACGGCTGGGACCCCCGACGCTGCCGTCGAAGCGATTGTGCAGCAGATCAACACGCAGGTGACGGCGCTCAATTCGGCGGTGGCTGCGGCCTCAACGCCGCCAGCAAAGGGACCGTGAGCGATGACCGACCACACTACGGCGATGGCGAAGATCGATGCGGAGCTTGCCGCGCTCCGAGCGGATTTGGTCGCGGGCCTGAACAAGGGCGCCGACGCCCTGGCTCATGTTGACGCGGCGCTCGACGCTTCAGCCGGGCGTCTGAAGACTTGGTTTTCGACCTTCAAGCCTGGGCCAAGCGAACCGAGGCCGGGCCAGAAGTAACAGAAGGACAACTGCCATGGGCGGCTGTGCATCACTCTCTTGGATCGAGCATATTCTGATCGTGCTCGTGGTCGTTTGCATGGTTGTGGCGTTCGTCAAGCTGGTTCTCCCGACCATCCTCTCGGCGCTCGGCGCGTCCGGCGGCCTTGTGATGGGGGCGATCAACATCTTGATCTGGGGAGCGGTGATCATCGCGATCATCGTCGTCTTCTTCATGCTGATCGAGTGTGTGCATCTAGTCCAACTCTTCCCCCTTGGAGCTGCGACATTGCTTGGGTGACGACGCCCATCGACGGCGTCGCGTCATCCTGATTGAGCAGGCGAAGGCGGCCGCGCGCCGCGTTGCCTTCATAGAACCCGGTAAGAGCGTGGAGGACATAGCCAGGGCGAACCCCCGGAACGCAGACGTGCGGGAATGGCGTAGGTTGAAGAAGGCGTTGATGGAATGGGCCTTTGAGCCGCGAAGGAGACGGCCATGATTGATCGGTTCGCCAGCGGCATCCTGGCTTTCTTCCTGGGCTTCATCGGCGTGATCCTCGTTGAGACGGCGGGGAGGCTCCTGCAATAACATGCCCCTCCTCCTCATCCTTCTCCTGCTGATCGTTATCTTTGGCGGCTTCGGCTATGTCGGGGCTGGCGTTGGCGGCGGCCTAAGCCTCGTCGGCGTTATCCTGGTCGTGGTCATCATCCTCGCCATAACGGGGAGGATTTGATGGCCGCCGCCAACGACGCGCCGAACATGATCGTCCGGCCGATCCCCGACCCGACGACGCTCACCAACGAGCTGGTCGAGAAGGCCACAAACGCCCTCCGGGAGAAGCTAGAAGTTCGTCTCGATTCTATGGAGAAGATCAGCAAGGACGTGGAAATTACGATCACGCGGCACGTCGACATCGCGGCCAAGAATGTCAGTGACCTGACTGAGGCAAAGATCGAGAGCCTTAAGCTACTTCATGAGGAAAAGTTCGTCGGCGTCGGGACCCGGTTCACCGAGCTTGGGACACGCCTCACTCAATCCGACACCTATAAGCAGACGGCCCTCGATGCGGCGCTGAAAGCCGCCCAGACTTTGGTTGATCTTCAGAACGACAACACCAAGGATTCGATCACAAAGACTGAGCAGTTGTTCACCAAGCAGGTGGATGGGCTGACGTCGGTCATCGACGACATGAAGGATCGCCTCACGGTGATAGAGGCGCGCGGCGCGGGCCGGGGCGACCTCTGGGGTTACATTATCGGCGCCGGTGGGCTAATCTACGCGCTGGTCATGACCTTTGAAGTTTTCACACGGCATCCGTGAGGGGCAAATGGACATCAGCGTTGGCAAGATCGTCTCGGGCATTGCCACGACGGTCATCGCATCCGGCGTCCTCTGGATCGTGAAAGAAACCCACGACCACGACATCTCCCTGTCCCAAATCCAATGGACCCAACAGGATCAGAAGACGACCCTTGCAGACCACGGGAAGGCCATCAATCAAGTCATAACAACCATCGCCGATCCCGATCAGGGCATGAAGGTCCACCTGAATAGCCTTAGCTCTAACTTCGCGACGCTCTCCCAGACCCTAAGCGCCGTGCAGGCCCAGCGGACCCTCGAAGCGGCGGACAACAAGAAGCATTGGGAGACCGTGCTCCAGCGCCTCAATAAGATCGACGGAGGCCCGCACGAGGGCGCGCAGTAGGGTCGATGACCACCGAAGTCACCTTGCCGCCAGTGAGCGCCCCTGTTGATCCTGGGGGCGCCGTGCTCGCTATCATCCTCATGGCCCTGGTGATGCTCGTCATCGGCCTTACTACTTGGGTTGGCGGGATACGGCGTCGCAAACTCCGCGCGGAGGAATGGCCCTTCCGGTTCAAGAAGCCCTTGGGTAAGGGATGGCGGGACCGGAAGCACAGGCATTAAATCCCCTCGACCGGAAAGTCGGCCTCCGGTGGCCGCTTGAGCATCGCCGGGTGGAGCGGCTCGGTGATAGGCTTGTCGTAATATTTAGTTCTCAAGGCCGCCAGATGCGCTTCGTGCTGCTCGGGCGTCCTCGGTGGATTCGCTGCGGCCCGGCGCTCGTCCGCTGTGGACTGGATCGAGGCGGCAAGCTCCTTCATCATCCTGGCAATTTCTGGCCGATAGTCCCTGGACGGCTTCGGTAGCGGTCGATAATCCCGGTCACTCAGTGGCGCGTCAGAATCAAATTCTTCGGGCCACTCCGCCGGCACCGTCATCAAGCCCTGCGACCGAACGAAATGCGTTTTGAAATTAATCCGCGCCAGATAAATCATCCAAGCGTTCCATTGCGCCTCGGTCATCGGGAAATCCCTGACAGGCCACTTCGACGGCTCGCCCAGCGGATATGCGGTGCGGATCACGAAGCCCTTGCCAAGGCCCCTCGTCTTAATGAACTCCAAGGCGCGCGCCTGATAATTCCCCTTCGTCGTCGGGCCCGAACCTACGCCGCCGCCCCCTGCGATGACCGTCAGATCTTTCCGTTTGACCATTTTTTTTCTCCGTTCGGCTTTCTGTAAATAAAACCGTCTTCGATCATTTCGATCATGAAGTCTTCTCGCATTAGCTGATTGAATTTCAGCGGCGCTCTCGATGCGCCATGCGCAAAAAAAGATTGATCGCATTTTGTGAGCAGGAATTTGAAAGCTTCCTCTGGTGTCTTTGGCCCAAATTCCATCAAATCGGCAATGCGCCGCCGGCAATGGACGCCACGCGCTTTGGTCAAGCCTTGGACCTGCGGTGATCCATGTTGCACCGCCCAAGCGTTCCACAAGCCTGTGATGCGATCGAGCAGGGCTTGATTACCCTCGGCTCTGATGAGGGCCTTCGACTTTAGTTTGTCTCCAAAAAGGTCAACAGAGTTGTCAGGAATAGTCACGCTTGTCACGCTGAGTTCTTTCGTGGGGGTAGGGAGGTGCGAAGCACCTGGGGGGTAATTATCTTCTTCTTCGACAACAGAGAACGCGCGCGCACGCGAGGCTTCGGGGGGCGTGACGTCACGCAAAAGTAACGCTTTGTCACGCGTGACGTCACGCTCTGCGTCACGCAAAAGTAACGCTGTGAGGGCCCCTCTCTCGGCCTCTCGGCGGCGCTCCCGACACCGCGCCTGACGTTTTGCTGCAGCCTCGCGCCGCACTTTTTGCCGGTCATCATCTGTAGCTTGCTCCCGTTCGCTAACGGGTGCTATTGCGCTGCACACTGGAAAGGCCGTCAGTGCCGCGGCTACTCTGGCGATCAGATCGGGGTCTGTGCCAGATCGAACGAGATCGGCAATAAGGGTTGGATCGAAACTCACGAGGACAATACCTCGCGAGCCGACTTGAAACCGCAATAAAAGTATGGTGAAAGCTTATTCAAGATGTCACCGGGCGCACACGTTGATATCCAGGATCGGGCTCACTTCTGGCTGGAGTGGCCCGATCTGCATTTTGTAGGCAAGCTTTTGGCTCGCCGTCAATAAGCCATCGTCTGCTCTCGGATTTCTAAGGGTTTTCCACAGGCCGCGATGGCTCGCGCGGCATCCTGATCTGCTTCTCGACGAATCGAATCGGCGCCCCGGAGAGAATCAGGTGGGTGCGGCGGTGGCGATGGAGCCGGAAATATTCGGCGGGTGATTCGCGGTTCGCGAATGCGTGGTGGCGATAATAGTCGGCGACATGTGCGCTATGGCTAAGCGGCGCTGGCCCCATGAATATCCCCTGCAAGGTGAGATGCAAATTCGCCATGAAGCTTCTCGGCCGCAATTTTTCGAGCGGCAACGGCTTCTTCTAATGTGGCGAAATAACCGATGTGGTGTTGTTTGTGGGCTGCGGTGATGAGGACACGATATCGACCGCTTTCGTGAAGATAGACTCCCCTCGCGCCCGTGGTGTTGTCAGATCGGAGCCGCCCGTTCTGGCAGTTTTGTTCGGCCGTAGCTGGGCGTAAATTTGCTAAGGTATTGATGAGGGGGTTTCTGTTTTTGTGGTCAAGCATCGGCGGAGGGTCTTCGCCGTGGATTATTTTCCAAATGATACGATGAGCACCTACGCTGCCAACTCCAGCCAAGGAAACCATGTAATGCCCCAGACTGATAGCTCCAGCAATCTTACCCGCGCAACGTCGATTCCAAGAATACTCCCATCCCATAAAGGCATTTATTGGTTTCCAGGTTAAAATGCCTGTGGCTTCATCGTAGTTAAACCTAGTTCGCAGGTATTCTGCGCTGGGTAGCTGCTTCGGTTTCGCCATTCTTCACCTCGCGGTTCACTATTTTCCAGCGCGCTAGGAAATTCCGCGCGTCTTCTATTGATCGGCAGATGCCCCACGGCCAGCCGCGCGCGCGGCAGAGTTCGCGGAAGGCGAGCTGGCTTTCGCTCAAGCGGCCCTCAAGCCCTTTTATTTCTATGAAGTAGCAAAGCGAATGTTCGTCAACCAGGAGGAGGTCGGGCACGCCGGCCATCGCTCCCATCCACTTGAGCTTGGCGGCCTCCGATTTCGTGCGGAGACCGCCCATGGGGATATGGATGCAGAGGCATTGCGGGGCGACCGTCCTGATGAAATCGACGATCGCGGCCTGTGCCCGGGCCTCCTGGTTCAGGTCGCGCTTAGGCGTGAGCCTCATCGCCGCCATCGCCCTTCTTCTTGAACTTGCCGAGGATGACGGCCTGCCCGACGTGATAGCCCTGGAGCCAGTGGTCGGCCGCCGCTTGCCCGAAGTGATCTGGCGGCTTGGCTGATTCGCCTTTGAGGCCGGCGCGCTTGCCATCCTCGAAATGCCGCTGATCGGAATTGCTGACCTCGGGGAGCGCCGAGAAAAGGCCCGCTTGGTAGCCGATCGGCAGGCCGAGCCACGCCGCGACCTTGAGTTGGGACTGGATGCGCTCGCGTAGCGCTTCCTCTTGGTCTGGGTCTTCGAGCGCGATCGCCAGCTTCACATCGGCGAGATTCGTGCCTTCGCCCTTGATGACTTTGCCCACATTTTTCAGGTCAGCTTGGGCCGTCTTGAATTTCTTGAGGGCCTTCTGGTAGCTCGCGACGTGCTCGAAAAAGAGCTTTTGCTTTTGCTCGTCGGTGAGCGGCTTGATGTTGTGGCCCTCACCGTTTGAAGGCGCTGCTTCTGCGCCGTTCGAGGTTTTATTTTTGGAGCCGGGAGGGCGCCCAGGCTTGCGCTTCGGGGGCTGGTCTTCGTTGATGTCCGACATTGGTTGGTCCGTTTGCTGGTGGAAATAATTTTTCACTTAAATAGTCGGAATTGTGCGCGTCAAGGCTTGACGGGGCGAATGGGGAAACTAAATTGGGCGGAAAGGAACATAAGGGAACACGTTTAATGGAAATCGCTTCGGCCCCACCGAGGATCGCCGGCTAATGCCCAGCAAGCAACAGAACGACATCCTGGCCTTCTACCGGCGCTATATCGCCAAGCATCGCATATCGCCGAGTTTCCGAGACGTGATGACGGAGTTTAATTATTCCTCGATCGGCGGGACGTCACAGATGATCGGCCGGATGATTCGGGACGGCTTTCTGGTCCCCGACAAAGGCCACTATCGAAACCTCATTCCGGCCGACAACGAGTTCTCAATCCTACAAACGGTTCGTGGGACCCTCGACCGCATGGACGAGATCGAGGACGCGACCAAGCGCCTCGTGGTCAGTTCGGCGCTGGGATTGGCGGTCAAGGCTCTGGAGGGGCGCGTAAGATGAAAAGAGATCTATTGGGTGCTTGGATAATGACTGCCGTGCTTTCCATGTTCGTTTTGTTTGTCACGGACATCGTCGATGGGTTCCAAATAGCTGAATATTGCCTTCATCACGGCATCCCCGGCTTTTTGTTCGGGCTAGTCTTGTGCGCCGTGACCGGCCTGCCGTTTCTCGTGCTGTGGGCAAGGCGATGAAGATCATCCCCTGGTCCGGCCAGCCCATCGACAGGCCCGGCGTTTATTCGAACGTAGGAATTTCCGCTTATCATAGTGGACGACTTTGCGTCGGTCCCACCCTGTCCTCGTCCAGTCTCCGCACAATCTTCGATGATTCGGAGGCCGACTATTGGGCGTTTTCGCCCTACAACCCGGAGCGGATCGAGAAGCCCGAGAACAAAGACCTCATCATCGGGCGCGCGACCCACCATTTGCTCATGGGGGAATCCGAGTTTCGCAAGAGCTTCGTCATCCGGCCGGAAACCTACACGGACGAGAAGGGCAACGAGAAGCCATGGAGCGGCAATTCTCTCAAATGCAAGAAGTGGCTCGTCGAGGCCGCCGAGGCGGACCTGACCGTCCTGACGCCCGACATGGTCGAGGACATCAAAGGCATGGCGACGGGGCTGGGCAAGCTGCCCCTGGTGCGCGCGGGAGTGCTCAATGGTTTGATAGAAATGACCATGGCATGGCAGGACGAGAGCACGGGGATCTGGCTGCTCGCGCGGCCCGACGTCATCCCGACTGATTCGGGCAACTACTTGGATCTCAAGACAACCCAGAGCGTGAAGTGGGACGATCTCGTTCGCACCGTCGGGGAATATAATTATCAGCAACAAGCTGCATTAGTCGCGGAGGGCCACCGGATTTTATTCGGTCAGGAGATCGAGGACTTCTCCTTCTACTTCGTCCGCAAGACCCCTCCCTATTCGGCTCGGATGGTCACGCTCAAGCCGCACGATCTGGTTTTAGGGGAAAAGCAAAACCATTTTGCCCTGGAGCGTTTCGTCAAGGCGTTCAACTCGGGCCTGTGGGCTGGCCCTGGGGGAAATCAAGAGGAAGTTCAATATCTGGAAATAAGCGAGCGCCGCCGCGGCGTGATCGAGCAAAAGCTAAGGATGGAAGGGGAATGACTGCTCTCGCCAATAACGGCCAGCCATTGAAGAGCGACCTGTCGGCGCAATTTGTCAGGTCAATATTGGAATATGAAAGCGAAACAGGAATTTTACGGTGGAAAGAATGGCCTGGGTTTACTGGCCGAAAGCTTTTGTGGTGGCGCAAAAGGTGGGCTGGGCAAATTGCTGGCACCATTGGTAAAAAGGGGTATGTCGCGGTCCAGATTAAGCGTCGGCTGTATCTAGCGCATCGCTTAATCTGGCTGATAATTACCGGCGAATGGCCGATCGCCGAAATTGATCATATAAACCGGGTTAAGTCTGACAATAGGTGGAAAAATCTTAGACCTGCAACGCAGGTTGAAAACGCTCGCAACCGCAACAAGCAAATCGACAATACGTCTGGATTTAGGGGTGTTTTTCGAGCCGTTAGGAAGACCGTGCGGTGGCACGCGAAGATAAGAATTAACGGCACGCTCATCCATCTTGGCGCATTTGGAACGCCGGAAGAAGCAAGCGCTGCGTATTCCGCAGCGGCCGTAAAATATTGGGGCAAATGGGGGCAACAATGAGCGACAACCGTGTTTTAGCTATCGAGAGCAAAATCGATCAGGAAAAGACAGCTCTTATCAAAATTGACGATAAGGTCGGCGGCATTTCGTTCAAGAACGTCGCCGAGATGATGGATTTCTCGCGGTTAATGGCCGTCTCCGACAAGGCAGTCCCGCTCTATTTACGTGGTAACATAGGATCGTGTTTGGCTATCTGCGTTCAGGCGGACGAGTGGGGGTTTTCGCCTTTTGCGCTTGCCCGAATGTCTTATGTCGTCAACGATCAGATAGGATATTTTGCCCAGCTTCTTCATGCCGTCATCGAGCGCCGGGCTCCATTGAAACAACGCCTGCGGTTTACCTATGAAGGCGAAGGGCCAGAGCGCGTCTGCATCTGCACCGGCCACATGAAGGGCGAGGTCGACGCCCTCGAATATCGGACACCAAAGTTCAAGGACATTAACCCAAAAAATTCACCGCTTTGGAAGAATGATCCCGACCAACAGCAGGCATATATGGCGGCGCGCGCATGGTGCCGGCGCTATTGCCCAGATATTCTCCTGGGTGCCTACGGTAAGGACGAGCTTGAGGATTCGGCGATCGGCGCCGACAACGCCAAGGATGTGACCCCCAAGACGAACGTGCTCGGCCGGCTCAGCCCCGCCGCTGCGGCGCGCGCGGGCTTCAATGCCGACCATGTCCACCAAACGCTGGAGCAAAGCGCTCCGGCGACCGAAGCGAGCGCTCCTTCCACGATCGACAAGGGAGCATCGCCAGCGCCCGCGGAAGCCCAGGGTCCTACCCCTGCTCTGGAGCCTTCCGCGGGCGTGACGGGGGCGGCTGACGCGGACCCAGCCGTCCCCGCTGGCCCGTTAGCGGATGTGATCGAGGCGCGAACCGGTCAGGATTATCCGAACTATGTTTTTCTCACGATCGGGCGGATTACGGATCGGGGTGAACTGGACCGTTGGTGGAAACAACCGGCCCAGCGCAAGCTCCGCAACTCCCTCCCCAATATGACTAGTGACGTCGAGCACGAGGCGCTGGCGATCATCGAGGCAAGAAAGAAGGAACTGGAAGGACACGCATGACCTCCGCCCATTGGGCCATCACCGCCGCCATCGGGGTCCTGCTGGCGGTCGCCCTATGGGCCGATCAAATAGGGGCCCGACTCAGGAGAAAACCGCAGATGTTCAATGCCACGAAAGTGCGTCCGGCCCTCCGTAATGGACTGCCGTTGGCTGACGGTCTGAGCGCACAGCTCATCGCCGCCGAGAGGGGGTTAGAGGCAGAAATGCGAAAGGTCGTCGCGGAGCAAACAGTTAGGCACCCTGCAATCGCGTCACAACCCGCACCCCCGCCCGTCCAGCGCTGCCTGGAGTTCAACACCACCGAGGGTGGCGTCAATCATTGGGTTTCCATCTACGGCCCGACAAGCCTCGAAATGACCACGGAGCAGCGGCAGGAGTTCCTGGCGGCCTACGACGCCTTCCGGGCGGTGGCGGTCAAGATGCTGGAGGGGTCCAAGGCGCGCATGGACATGGGAATAGCGAGGCAAGACGACCCGTGAAGCGCAAGCGCCGGCATTGGGGCGTTTTGGCGAGAGCCTCGGTCCTGGCGCGTCAGGCCATCTGCCCGCTATGCGGCTTGCGGATCGGGGCTCTGGATAACTGTGATTTTGACCACGAAATCGCTTTGTCTATCGGCGGCGCCGACGATCTGGCTAACCTCCGGGCGGTCCACAAATACTGCCACACACTCAAGACCTTCGGCTCGCCGGCAACGACTGCTGGCTCCGACATCGCTAATGCCGCCAAGGCGAAGCGGCTCACGAAAGAGCAAGCCGCCTTCCGCGCCCGGCTCCTGGCCAAAGAGCCGGGGCGGGAAAAGCCGAAGTCGAAGTGGCCGTCGAGGTCATTTCCGAAGCGCGGACGCAAATGATTGATCCTCTCCCGGCGGGCAAGTTTGGGGCGATCTTGGCCGATCCGCCGTGGGCCTTCAATTTGTGGTGGGGCGGACGCTCTGAGAAAACGCCTGCAGCCTATGCTTCGCGCGCAGTCGGTCCTCATTACGAGGTCATGCGCGAGCATGAATTGAACGCGCTCCCGGTTGCCGATTTGGCCGCTGACGATTGCGTGCTGTTCCTCTGGACGTGCTGGCCGGTCATCGAATGGTCGTTCCGAACGATCAAGGCGTGGGGCTTTGAATACAAGACTTGCGGTTTTTGCTGGGTAAAGGCCCATGCTGGCCAAATCGATATGTTCCGCGACGACATCGACCCGCATATGACGCTCGGTTATTGGACGCGCTCAAATTCCGAAATCTGTTTGTTGGCAACGCGAGGCAAGCCGAAGCGCCGCGATTCTGGGGTTAGGCAGGCTATTATCGAGCCCCGTCGCGAGCACAGTCGCAAACCGGATTGCGTCCAGGAGCGCATTGAGCGCTTGGTCTCTGGGCCGTATCTCGAACTTTTCGGCCGTCAATCCCGCTCAGGCTGGACAGTCTGGGGCAACGAGAAGACGAAGTTTGATGCTCGATAGAGCCGCCATCCCCTGGCATCAGACCGCCCGCGAACTCCGCGAGGAGGGCTGGAGCAATGGGGCGATCGCCCGGCATGTGGGGGTATCGAAATCGCAGGTCCGGCGGGTGCTGAACGGCCGCTTGGTGGACGCGAGGGGCCAGCATTGGGCGCGTAAGCCGAAGCCTGCCAAGGTTGAGCGCAAGCCGCGCCAGCCACGACGCCTCTACGACGCTGCGGCGGCGCGCGAGGCGGCCAAGGCTTTCGCCAGGGGGGAGATAGGGTTGGCGGATTTGCGCGCGGTTCTCCGGTGTCAGCCATGAAGCCGCTCGCGATTGATCTGTTCTGCGGGCTCGGCGGCTGGACCGATGGTCTTCTCGCCGAGGGCTACGATGTCATCGGGTTCGACATCGAACGCCACGAATATGGCGGCCATCGCTATCCGGGCCAGCTCGTGCTCCAAGACGTGCTGACGCTCCACGGCAGCCAATTCAGGGATGTAGCGCTGATCGTCGCCTCGCCGCCGTGCCAAGCCTACAGCTACCGCGCCATGCCTTGGAAGAAGGCGAAGGCGCTTCCGCCGCCTGATAACACACTATTCGAGGCGTGCTTTCGCATTCAGCGCGAGGCTTGCGATGCGGCTGGGCGGCATATTCCGCTGATCGTCGAGAACGTGCGTGGCGCTCAGAAATGGGTCGGTCGCGCGCGCTGGAACTTCGGCTCGTTCTACCTATGGGGCGACATACCAGCGCTTATGCCGATAGGTCACTCTTACAAAACATCCGGCATGAACTGGAGCGACCAAACCAAGCGCGGCCAAGACTTTACGCGCATTGCCGGTAGACAGGCGAGGGAAGGCGTGAAGAACGGCGGCAATGGCTCTTGGTTCGGGCCCTATGCCGCAAATGGCCGGGACGCTCTTGCCGATGGCATCAAACAAGGAGGGGATTGGTTAAACCAATCCCAGCCATCATTGTCCCGCATGTGCAGTAGCAAGAGCCCGGCCCGAAAAGCTGCTAGCGCCATGATCGCTAAGATACCGTTGCCGCTCGCGCGGCATATCGCGGCGACGTTTAAAGCTAGTTCTGTGTTGCGTGTGGTTCCGGGTGTAGACGACAGGGGATATTCCCAGCTCAAAGGAGACTTAACCATATGAAAAGACTACTTGCTTGCGCTGCTATTCTCACCTTGGCAGTTGCCTCGCCGGCTCTTGCCCACCACGGCAAGGGTAAGGGCGAGGGCCATTGGGGTCATCATGAAGGGCATCACCACGGGCACCGGGGGCATCACGACCACGACCGAGATGGACGTCACCACCACCACCATGACCGCGATCGGGATCACCACCATCATCATCGCCATCACCACGACCACTATCCTCCCGAGACAACCCCGGTAGTCGCAAAGCCGGAGCCCAAGAGCGCGCCTTGCGGCCTATTCGGCCTCTGCTGGTGATGCTATGATTTACGTGGCGATCGTCTACGCCTTCCTGCTGCCGATGGTCGCCACGGTATTCCTGCTGGGCTATATCCTGCATTACTGACGAGGGCACAAAATGGCTGCTGAATATTCAAATCTACAAACGGCGAGTGCTCCGGTAGACCAAAATACCGTAGCCGGTCGCATCCTGGCGTTGAAATCTGTGATCGACCGCATCACTGAATTGGCTAATGCTGCCGAGAGGGTCGCAAGTCGCGTAGGCGGCGTATATCCGCAGCAGGCGGAAAAACCCGGCAATGCACCCACTCCGGTTCCGAACGGACTGCATGAGACTCTCGGGTCGATTGTCGAACACTCTCACGCGCACTTGAGCCGAATTGAAGAGGCTCTCGGGCGCACGGAGAAAGCGCTGGGCTAAAAGCTTTAAAACACAGGTGACGCAAATGAACACGCCGATTACGCCTGACGCCGTTGATGCTGTCGTTGCAAAGCTGAAAGCTGAAGCTGTCGCGCTCGCGGGACAATCCGATCCTTCCTATGTGGCGACCGTCGAGAATTTGATCGATTTGCTCGGCGGAATCGCGGTCAATCTGGCGCGGATCGCCGCGGCGGGCGCCCTCAAGCCCTAAAGGAGGCCGCCTTGGATCTGGCCCCGCAGAAAGCCTTCGTCCCCTCCCAGACATCGGCCCTCATGGGTCCTCCCAAGGTCACATCGAAGCCGGCCCAGCCGGCCACGATGGCGACAATGGGCAAGCCTCCTAAGCCGCAGTCTGAGAAGGACCGGCAGGCGGCCATGCGCCGGACCTTCGCCGGCCTCGCGGCGCTGGGCGCGATGATGAAAGGAAAAGCCTGATGTCAGAAGAAAACGAACCGATTATGCAGTTCTTCGGCTACAACCACCTGCCGCCAGGGCTGCAGGAGGTCAGCAAGCCATTTGGCGACCTGGCGAACAGGCTTATTGAGGGCCTGCCCCGGAATCCGGAGCGCACGGTCGCCCTACGGAAGTTATTGGAAGCAAAAGATGCGGCTGTCAGGGCGCTTTTGTTCAAATGATAGGGCGCCACAACGTCCTGGAGGCCAAGGTCGGGGTGGAGCTGCGCAAGCGCCATGTCCCCGATCGGGTCGCCGATACCCTGGTTGCGGGCTTCGATAGCGACCGTGACGGACTTTTCATCTGGACCATCCTGGCGGACAAAGAGGAAATCTTCGCGACAAAGCATCACCTTAATGAAGGCTCCATCCTCTATACTCAGATCGCGGTTATGATGATCGCCGAAATGGAGAGGGAATGATGAGGCTCCTGATCATCTGCGCATTTCTCTCGGTCACGCTTGGCGGCTGCGCTGTGGCTGCGTTCGGTGGCGGCGCGGTCGTCCAATACGAGTGGGACAAGCACCATCCCCACCAGTTCGGCATCCACAGGCATCCAGATGAGCGACGTCAAGACTGATCGGGTCCGGCACGGCGCGGCCGCGCGCATAGCCCTGGCTGACGCCATCAACACCGAGATTGAAACGAAGCCAGAGCGGACGGGATTGCTCAGAGCCACAGACAAAATTCTGATGCGGCTCTATCTGGCCGGCTTTATCATCGTCCCCGCGCCTGATCCTGACGAAAAGGAAGACGCCTGATGGCCCGCCCCCTCGCCGCAACCCCGGTCCGCGTCACCGTCAGACCAGGATCTAACCTCGGCCGCCGCGCTCCGGCCGAGAACGAAGCCGGCGAGGAGCCCGTCAAGGCCGAGCCAAGGCTGGATCGGAGCGTGTTTTTGTATATGGCCCCGCGCGATGGCTTCGACGGGAAGGGATATTTTGGCCAGTGCTCGAATTGTGCCCAATTCGTCCCAGAAGCTTCCATGCACGGCACGGTCCGCGGAGCCAGATGCGTCCTGCTTGGCAGCGAATTTTCAGTGACCGACGATTCGTCTTGCGGGTTCTGGCAACCTTGGGCTGTCGGTGTGCCATGCCAAGCGATCGTTGACTCGAACGCCGCAGAGCTTGCTCGTGGCCTGCGCGGTGCCGTGTCGCCCTCGACGGCCGGCTACGTCTACGACACTCGCGTCCGCTGCCAGCACTGTCGGATGGCTGACATGGATGGCGATGGGACCGGCATTCCAGAATGCGAACTTTATCAGGCGCTCAACGAGGCGTTGCCCGAGGTTTTCGATCTCGATAAGACAATTGAAGGCGCGGCGTGCTGTAATGCTTGGGTAAAGATCCCCGAACCGGAGGGCTTCTGATGGCCAAAGGTTGGATGTCAGGTGCCGTGCGGCACCCTGGTGGATTACACCGGGCCCTTGGCGTTCCGATGGGCCAGAAAATCCCCGCAGCGCGCGTGGCTGAAGCCAAGAACTCGAAGAACCCTCGCATTCGTCGGATGGCGACCTTGGCCCAAACCTTCGCCAAGGCGAGGCACTAACTTGCCCGCCGTCAGCGAACCTCAGCGGCGTGCGATGGCCGCTGCTGCCTCGGGCCATTCCACACTCGGAATCCCGAAGAAGGTTGGCCAGGAGTTCATGAGAGCTGATCCTGGCGGCAAGCTTCCGGCCCGTCATATCTCGGACGCCCGTCGAGCGACGGCGTCCCGGCGGGTTAAGACCCGGAGCCTAGCGTCGGGCTGAGGCAATTTCGCCGCAGCCAAACGATGCGCTCCTCAATCTTTATTATCGATCCCCACGTTCCTACCTCGTGCTGGACCCAAAACTGCGGGATTGGCGTCCCGAAGCGAGCGTTGAGCCAGCGTAAGGCTTCGCCCGGAGCCATGTGCGCGGCTTGCTCCAAGGCTGCTTCGATCACCGCGGCATGCGGCGTCTCCCACTCCGCGACGCGATCGAGGATGGCCTGGACCTGTGAGGCGTGGGTCATTTCATCCCCGATCGGTAAATTCCCAATCCGTCAGTTTGTGCTCCACCGCGGCGCAGATCAGCCGGTAGCGCCGCATGACCTCCGGGCTGACCGGATGGGGCGGGGAGCGGTAGATCGCCTCCTCGATGTCCTGGATGGCCGAGGGGGAGTATCCCGTCAGCTCGGAGAGCTGGGGGCGGGAGTAGCGGTTGCGGGTCCGCCATTCCTTGGCGAGTTCGGAGAAGGACTTGATGGTCACGGCGTCGGTCATAGGTCTAGGTTCTCCCAAAAGGCTCGTTGGTTTTTTGCTGCCTCTTCCGGCGTTGCGACAAGGTAATACCCACTCAGCACGTTAAAGTTGCCGCTCAAGAGTGGCGTGATGGTTGTGCTACCCAAATCGACAGTCCAGCGATCGTGGGCAGGCACTGGCCCCTCATACTCCGCGACCTTTGCCTCGATCGCCTCGACGGCGGCTTTGTGATCGGCGGGGTTCATAGCAAGCCTCTTGCGATACATTCCGGCAATGGCGGGGTGAGGATTTCGACGTGATGAGTGACGTCCCAATCGACGTCGAACACCTTACCGTCAACGCCTCTCATTGAGACTTCGATATATTGGCCGCCGGTATGCCGGACTTTTCTCACGATCCTTTGGCATGTGTCCCAAACGATCACATCACCTGGAACGATTTGGCCTACGCAGACCCGCAGGTTGGTTCCTGGGGTGAAGGCAAACGCCCCGATTTGCTCCAGTATCGCCTCCACCTGGGCGCTATGGGCGTCGTTGGTCATGGGCGAGCCTGCTTCGTCCGGACGCCAAAGATGCTCAAGGCATTGCGAATGATTGTGACGCGCGCGGTAGCTCCGGCCACCCTCCAGCCAAGGCGGTTAAGCAAGTCGGCGACCATCGCCTCTGGCTCATCTAGCTTGAAATAACTCACGCAGGATATGGCGGCGATCCCTGCCGAAAAACCGCTCATGCCCTTGCACCACTCCGTCAGCCAGTCTGCATCAAAAACCCGCTGCGGCGGAGCCAGATACTCCTCGGCATGGGCCAGGATGCGCTCGACCTCGGCGGCGTGGGTCATCGGCGGGCCCTCAAGGCGCGCTCGACCTTGCCTCGGAGCCAATCGCGGCGGAAGGAGCGAGTAGCCCCTAGCCAAGCGCGTCCCTCGCCAACAGTCCAATCGAATACTTGCTCTGAATACCCGCAGAGATTGGCAGCAAGACGGCCTACATGCCCAAGGGCGCGGCCCGCGCTGTCCATACTGGCTGCATAGGCGAAATCAGCCTCAGTGGGCATCCCTGGCAATCCTTGGGGCGATGGCGCGAAGTCCACCGAGCACACCGTCTCCAGAATGCTCTGGACCTCCGCCGCATGTTCCTTGTTAGCCGGCGGGGGCGTCACCTTCACGAGGCGGGTTTTGAAGCGACGGTTGAATGAATTAATCCGGTCCATCGCTTCTTCGAAGTCGGCAGGGAGCGAGCCGGGGGAGCGGCCGTAGAGCTTCCCAAGCGGCACCGGGTTCAAGTTCGGCGACACGCCAACGCTCGCCTTTACCAACCTCAGATTGGCGAGGTCGTGGTTGTTGGGGTTGCCGTCGATGTGGTGGACGTGGCGCTTGGTCATTTCATGAACCTTACGCGCCGGAGCCAGTTCACGAGGATCTCTCTGCGCCGCTTATTAGGCTCCCGTTCCCACCGGAATCCGTGTTGCACGAGAATGCCGGGCGTGTCCGTCGGCAAGTTCAGCAACCACCGCAAATAGTTTTCGGCTCCGTCCAAGTCCAATAACGCCGCGCGGTCGAGAAATTCATGGAGAAACCCCACAGGCTTATCCAGCGGCGGCGCATATTCCGCCACCGCCTCCATGATCGCCTCGACTGCCTGGGCGTGGGGGTTCATGCCAAATATTCTCACACCCCTGCGGTTGTTGCGATAGAGACGGTGACAGCCAGCGCCACCAGGGCGAGGATCAGAGCTAATTCGATCGGTGTGATTCTCATGGTGTCCTCCTTCACGCCGCGAGGGCTTCGGCCATCTGGTCTTCGATCTTCATTTGCTCCAGGGCCTCATTCTCGTAATAGGCTGACTTGGCCATGAAGGCCCAGGCGATCCCTTCGTCGCCGCGCTCCTGGGCTTCGAGGGCGTCCTTGGCGAAGGTAGCGGCGAGGTTCTGGCATTCTTGGGCGGTGCGGTGAATGGTTAACATTTTTAACCCCTTTCGATTGGGACACGATCGCCCCACGCTCCTTAGATATGATATTCTGGCGCATGTCAACTGCCCACGCCCATATTATTGGGGGAAACAGCCAGATTTCGCTTGACCGGCTCTACGGCCTCATTTATGGGAAAGTGAGGAAAGGGGAAATCCAAATGGCAAAAGGCTATTACGTCACCTTGAAGGACGGCCAGCGCACGGCTTGGCTGCTTGGGCCGTTCGCCGACCATGAACGCGCCAGGGCTGCGGTTAGGGTTGCGGCCGATGAGGCGGAGAGGATCGACCCGCGCTGCTTCTTCTATGCCCACGGCACGTCTTCGATCGAGAGCGATCGCCCGCTGCCTCCGGGCAAGCTGAACGATCGGCTGGCGCATCTGCTGTGACCGCAGCGGGGAGCCGGCCTCGCGCCGGCTGTCCGAAGCGATTAGGCTTCGACGAAAGGGGTTGTGCCTATGAACGTCACGATGGCTAAGAAGTGCCTGAAAGCCTATCTCGCGGCTGGGATGTCGGTGATGATTTCCGGCAAGAACGGCATCGGCAAGTCGGAGGGCGTCTATCAGGTCGCCGATGAGCTGGGCGCTGTGCTGGTCGAGGAGCGCGCGACGACGCTCGAATCAGTTGACGTTCGTGGCCTGCCCTTCCGGGCGGATGCGGGCGTCGATTGGGCCAAGCCGAAGTGGCTGACGGAGCTGGAGAGCTACGGCGACAGGCCGACGATGCTGTTCATCGACGAATTAGTTCAGGGAAGCGTTTCTGTGCAAACGGCATTTTTCCAACTGGTGTGGAATCGGGCTGTCGGCCTGCATAAATTGCCTCCCCGGACAATGATCGTCGCCGCGGGCAATCGGCAGATCGACCGCTCCGGCGTCAACAAGATGCCGGTTGGCTTGGCGAATCGCTTTGCCTGGATCGACGTCGAGGAGGACATGGACGCTTGGCAGTCCTGGGCCAACAAGGCGCTGATCGAACCGCTCATCTGCGCCTTCCTGCGCTATCGGCCGGCCTTGCTCCACAATGTCCCGCAGAACATCGAGGTTCGGGCGTTCCCGTCGCCGCGGTCCTGGGTCCAGGTCGCCAAGGTCATCCATGCCGATGACGATATTCGGCAAAAGCTGATCGAGGGATTAGTTGGCGAGGGCGCGGCGTCGGAACTGGAGGCGTTCATTCAGACGTATAAAACCTTACCGCCCTTGGCCGAGATCATCGCGCATCCGAGGAAGGCTGCGGTTCCATCGGCTCCAAACACCCAATTTGCGGTGGTTGGCGCTCTGGCCCGCAAGGCGGATCGGGGAAATTTCGAAGCGATCCTCATCTATGGCGGCCGGTTGACCAAGGACTTCGAGATGACGCTGGTCACGGATGCGGTCAAGCGCGATCCCTCGCTCAAGACCACCAAGGCCTACACCGAGTGGGCGACGCGGAACCAGGACATCTCGATCTAGGGGGGCAGAAAATGAAGCGGGCATGGTTTTTCGACATCGATGGGACGCTTTCGGACCCGTCACATCGGCTGCATCACATCCAGAAGAAGCCAAAGGATTGGCGGGCCTTCTTCGCTGCGTGCGACGGCGACGCGCCTATCCCTCACATGATCGATCTGGCGCAGATGCTCCCTGCGCCAGTCGTGTGCCTCTCGGGGCGCTCTGATGAGTGCCGGCAACTCACAGTGGAATGGCTGACCAAGCACGGAGTGCTTATCCATGGCCTTTTCATGCGCAAGGCTGGCGACTATCGAGACGATAGCGTGGTCAAGGTCGAGTTGCTGGCTGAGGCGCGCGAGGCGGGGTTCGAGCCGATCATGATTTTCGAGGACAGGAAGCGCGTCGTGGATGTATGGCGCAAGCTTGGAATCCCTTGCGCTCAGATCGCCGATGGAGATTTCTGATGCTGACTCCAGACCAGATCGAAGCTGAGAAGAAGATCCTGAAGGCACGGGCGCGGCTGATGATGAGCCAGCCATTCTTCGCCGTCTTGATCATGCACATGGGGGTCCATCCGGGCCCCGAGGGCTCTGGCATCGACACGATGGCGACGGATGGCAAGCGCCTGTTCTATTGGGCGCCGTTCGTCCTGAAGCTGAAGATGGAGGAGCTTGAAGCTGTCCTTGCGCACGAAGTGATGCACGTTTGCTATCTCCACCACACGCGCCGCGGCGATCGCCAGGGCGACATCTGGAACATTGCCGGCGATTTCGTCATTAACGCCGATCTGCGGCGCGCTGGCATCAAGCTGCCGAACCCGCACCTTTACGACCAGAAATACGAGGGCATGTCGACCGAGCAGGTCTACAACCTGCTGGTCAAGAACGCGAAGAAGGTCAAGGGGGGCGATGGCAGCGACCCCGGCAAGTGCGGCGGGGTGATGGACGCTGCGCCGCCCTATGCCTCCTCGGAAATGAAGGAGGCCGAGCGCCGCGCCCAGGTGCAGGTGCGACAAGCGATGGCGGTGGCGCGCGCCAAGAACGTCGGCTCGATTCCCGCGCCCCTGGTCAAGATGATGGCCGATTTGGACAAGCCCACGATCACCTGGAAGGAGCTATTCCGGGATTGGGCGGACGAATCACGCATCGTTGACACCGATTGGACGCGCCCGTCGCGCCGCGACTATGGCGACGGGATAATCCTTCCAGGGTCGGGCTCGATCGCGCCCTCGCATATCGTCGCTTGGGTCGACACGTCGGGCTCGATGGACGAGCGCTCCCTGGCCGCGATCATGGCGGAGCTACAGGGCTTCCTCGATGAGAGCGCGTGCGAGAAGCTGACTGTCGGGTTCTGCGATTGCGCGGTCCAAGAGACGTTGGAGTTCGAGGCCGGCGACATCATCAACGTGTGTCCGAAGCCTGGAGGGGGGACAGATTTCGCTCCGGCCTTCCGATGGACCGCAGAACACGCTCCCAAGGCCTCTGGCGTCGTTTATCTGACCGACCTGTGCTGCCATAGCTTCGGCCAGGAACCCGGCTGTCCGGTGCTCTGGGTGCGATATGGAGGCTATTCGAACAAGCCGCCGTTCGGGAAGTTGCTCGATCTGGACCCGAGTGCGTGATGATTGATCCCGACATGGTCGTGAATATCGCCCTGGGCTTTCTGGCGATCGTGATGATGGGTTCAATCGTGATCCTCGGGCTCGGGCTTCTTCTCGGCTTCGTGCTTCATTGGCTCTATCCGCTCCGGATCGATTGGACCGCGCAGTATGATGCGTGGAAGAACCCGCCCCCTCCCGGCCCTGACATTGTGGACGTGATCGAGGAGCTACGCGCGCTGGAGGCCAAGCGGGATGGCTAGCAGTCCGGTCTTTACGCCCGATGGGCGCATCTTCACGGGCGCGGATCTTTTGCCTCGCGGTGGCAAGTGGATATGCACGTTTCGCTACGAGTTCGCCACCTTCGTCGCAGTTGATGAAAATGGCCATTTCCCGAGAATGGCATGGGAAAAGGAAACGGGGCTCGACGGGCATTGGATCGTCTTATCCGTAGACGCCCCCAACCTCTTCGATCTCCTCGACGAACTGCGGGCGCGGCGATGATCCGATATGACCCTAACTGCCTCCCGATGAGTGAGGCTGAGGAACGGGCGGTCGAGCGAGTGCGCTCAGACCTTCCGCTTAATTTTGTGCTCTCACGGCACGCCCACGGGCTCATGCTACGAAATATCCAAGGAGTGTGGGCTCTGATGAGCAACGGCAGGTGGCTGCCGCGCGATCTGCGCCAACCCGAGTTGGAGGAATGGCCGATCATTGAGGCGTGGGAGGAGCCCGGCCCCAACATCATTGACGTGATCGAGGAATTGCGCGCTACGCTGGCTCCAACTCCTCCCGCTCCTCCTCGCTAAGGACAGTGGCAATCCATCCCGCCTCACATGGCCCGGCAACGACGGTCGCGGCGCGGCGCGGGTCGGTCACTTCCTCGCCGTGCCGATCGAACATATTGGTGATCGGGACTTCCTCGCCGGACGCCATGATGACGAGCTTGCGGGCCAGATCGACGCTGGAAATGATGCTCATGGCTTTGCCTGATGTTTGAGCCGGCGGTGATTCGGATGACGCCAGTCGCCATGATGGTCTGGGTGGTCCCATCCATGGTCCTCGTGGTGCTCCCAGCTATAGTCTTGGCTCGGATAGTTGCCCGTGGCGCATCCCGAGAGGCCGAGGGCCACGAACAACGCGAGGATCAGCTTCATTGGTCGCTCCTATCGTTTGCGGCCCGAGCCCACACGAAAGTGTATCGCGCCGCGGGCATCAACCTTGATCATCGGAAACCAGTCTTGCGCGATCTCGTCCGCGGCTTCCTTGGCGTTCTCCGGGTTGGCGATCACTCGCCGGATAATATCGAGCAGCTTATCGCGCTTCGCTCGGTCCAATTTGTCGCTCGGGGTTTCCACTCGCGTCTCCATCTGTGATAAACTGCCTCTTAACCAACGGAACTCGCCGGATCAAGCATGATGATTTACCCAGGGGTTGGCCCATCGGACCAATGTTTCTCATCGCAGGCTATCTCGATCGGGGACGCGATGATCCACTCGCAGTTCATGTCGCGCGGCTATCGCGACGAGCACACGGTCATGTGGCCGATCATCGAGGCCATCAAGCTTCACACCATGGTCACGTATGACGGGATTGCGACATTAATTGATCAGGTCCGCTATTGCGAGGAGGAAGCGATACCGGGCGCATTTGTTGAATTGGGCTGTTGGCGGGGCGGAGCTCTGGGCGCGATGGCGCTCGCCAATCTCAAGTTTGGCTCTCGCCGCCGGGCTTTGCACGCTTTTGACAGTTTCGAGGGCATTCCGTGGCCTCGGTTCGACAAGGACGACATAATCTGGGCGTGCGAAACGCAGAAATTGCCGCCTGGGCGCTGCGATGGCGCGCTCGAAGCCGCTGGCGCGCTCGGCGATGCTAAATTGGGCGATGTGATCGGGCTGATGGCGCAAATCGGCTATCCGCTGGACGATCTGCACATCCACAAGGGCTGGTTCCAGCACACAGTTCCGGTCGATTACGTTGGCCCGATCGCAATCCTGCGGCTCGATGGCGACCTCTACGACAGCTACAAGGTCGCGTTCGACCACCTATGGGATCTGGTCGTGCCCGGCGGCTTCGTGATTATCGATGACTGGTGCCTCAAAGGATGTCGGGACGCTTGCAACGAGTTCTTCTCAACGCTGAGGATCAGGCCCTATCTGGCGCATGTGGACTTCTCGGTTCGCTGGTTACGCAAATGACGGTCCTCACACTTGAACCAAATGACGGAAGATTCATCACAACGCGGATTGAATTAGAGGCTCTGCGGGCGCTGGATAAGAAGGTGAACTGGACAGTAGAGCGTGCCGCTGACGGCAAGATTTGGCTGCGCAATACCCAGAATAGTGTCGTCTGCGCCCTCAACGTGAGTTCGAGCGGCCACTCGTATCAGTGGCAACAGATAAGCCCCGATGAGGAGTTCCGGGCGATGGTCGGCCCCAACCTTTTCGACATCTTGGACGAGTTGCGCAAATGAGCGTCATGATTCGAGAAGGCGCGCGGCGGCTGACGGCGATCGAGCTGGAAGCGGTCAATGCGCTGCCGGAAGATGGCGATTGGCTGGCTTATCCGAGCATCCTTGGCCCTCTGATGGCGGAAGATCGCTCTAAGTATCCAGACTCTACATGGCAGCGCATATTTTTGGGGAACGAGTGGCGTTACGGGTGCGACGGCACGCTTTGTCCGGTGTGGTTGGACCCAAACCCCAATCTATTTGACATCATTGAGGAATTGCGGGCCCATGAGCATTGAGAAGCTTCCAGGCGTTGGCGATCTGTCGGAGGATGAGCTAGGACCCCTCTCTATCTGCCCAAAGAATATTGATTTCCAGCTTCGCCGGCGCGGTGGCGTGCTTTGGCTAAACGCGCTCAATGGTCATCAGGCTGGATGGACGTGGCGATTAAATAGATTCGGGGTCTGGACTTTGCAATCATTCACCGATCCCCCCAATCTCTTCGACGTCCTTGATGAGCTACGCGCCAAGAGGGCGTAACTCATCACCCTCTGGCTATCGCCCATTCGACCATTGCATTCCATCTTCGCCGCATCTTCTCGCGCGCCACCGTCAATCCGGACCCTGGGATATCCTGCCAGGTGCCCAACTCCATTCGGCCAACCTCGATCATCTCGTGATTCGGGTCGCGAAGCGCCGCCAACGCCGCGCGACCAAGCGCTCGGGTCTCTTTGACAGCATCATCGCCGTCCGGACCCATCATGAACCGCTCCCATTCGGCCTTAACCGCGCTTCCAACCCTCATCGCTACGCTGGCCTCAGAAGCCTTTGGTTCACGCTTAGCCTTTCGATGTGCATCCAGCGCCGCAATAGCCGCAGCCATCATCTTCGTCCCGCAATATGCGCCTACATGGTCAAACCCAGCCGCATTCGCCGCATCCTTGGCCACAATGACTTCCTCATCATAGCCACCATCGCCATTGGAAGCCTCCAGAACCGCTTCTCTCGTCTCAGCCATCACGCCTCACTCCAATCCCAATGCTTTCGCTCTTGTGACGACCATTCGCCACGCAAACGCCAAATCACGCACGGTTCCTTTCACGGCTACGACCTTTGGTTCACCAGAACCGATGCGCTTTGTGGGCTGGATACAAATCCATTCCCCCTCACGATGAAAACAATGAGGCTTTCTCGCCCCTTCAAGCCTCACCAGCGGCCATTCTCGTTCCGACATCCTCTCCTACCTCCCACTTCCCCTTTGCCTGCCACCGCTCGCCTCTGATAAGGCGTTGGGCCATTAAACCCAAACCCAACTTCGCCGCAACCGCCGCACCTTGGCTTGCTGGCAACAAACACATATCCTCCCCCAAATGCCCTTAAACCAAAAAAAAAGAGCCTCTCTCTCTCCGCGTGACCACGCCTTCGCCGCCGCTATCGCTGAAGGCCACAAACTCGCCGAGGCCCATAGGCTCGCTGGCTTCTCCGACAACAAGCAAGAAGCTTGGCACCGCAGACACCGACCTGACATCGCCGCTCAGGTCCAAAAGCTCCTCGATGACCGAGTAAAAGCCCAAACTCGCAGGTTTGTGCGCCGCCAAGCGAAAGCGGGCGACCTGCAGCAACGCGCATTGGCTCGCCTGGAAGCCATCGCATTCACGGACATTCGCGAGATCGCTCAATGGGATAGGCGCGCGATCGTCAATGCAGATGGCGAGGTCACGGGCTACGAGGAAGACGTCCGGATGACGCCCAGCTCGAAGATGAGCGCCGCAACTGCAGCCAGCATCAAGGGCATCATCGCGAAGTTCGGCCACGCGCGCATCGAACTGCACGACCAACGCCAAGCCCTTGTAGACATTCTCAAAATCACCGGCGCGTTCGCTGACGACAAGCCACCGCCAACCAATGTCACAGTCAACCAGCTCAACGTTGGCGTCTCGACCTCGATCGAGGCGGCTCGGAAGGTGGCGTTCCTCATCCGACAAGCCGCAGCGATGCAGTCCGGCCCGCCGATGATCGAGGGGAAGGCTCTACCTAGCGAAGGTAGCAGTCCAATCGAGCAAGCCTCTGATCCGAAAGGTAAACCTGACGAGCGGTGAGGGCGTAGCTACCGCATAGCGACCATCCCGCGCGACCTCGAACGATCGCGGCCCCCCACCCCTCAAAGCCGGAGGGGGTCAAATCGCGACCCCGGGGGCCTGTGGAAAGAGAAGCCTCGATCCGCCGCCAGCTACTGACCGACGATTTCGCCAAATTTTCGGATCGGTATCTGGCCAGAAATTTCCGGGCAAGTTGCGATATTTTGCTCCTGGCGTTAGAACTAACTTGACGCCGTTAAACCCAGCCGTTAGGTCTAACACGATGGCTAAAGCCTCCGAGCCTCCGATGTGCTCGATCTGCGAACACCGGCATTTCGCGTATCAGGTCCACATTTGGGATGAGCCGGCATGTCGCCCTTCGAAAAGCAGCATCTCTCCGAAAGAGGAAAAATTGTCTGTGCCGAATGTGGCTCCAGTGCCTCCCCCGGAGCCTCCGAGTGCGAAACCTGCGGAGCCCGCGACGAAGCAGCCCTTCGACAGGCAGCGTTATCACAAGGAATATATGCGGGATTACATGAAGGACTACCGGCGAGGGAAGAAGCGGACCCCGTAATTTGGCCGGTTTACCACCACGTTTATTATTGGATTGATCCTCGTGACCGCCGCCCGATTTATGTGGGGATCACGATGGATATGGCCTCCCGCAGGCTTTCGCACATGCACAGCCGCGAGAGCGCGGTCTATTGCTGGATGCAGGAGCACGGAGTGAGGCCGAAGATGATCAAGATGGCGACTTATGCGACGCGCGAGCAGGCGCGGGCGATGGAGGAAAAGCTAATCGCGATTTGGCCTGGGCTTGTGAACCGGGATGTCGAAATCACGGCGCGGCGGATTATGAGGGACGTGGCATGATGACGGCAAACAACACGCGGGATGGGAAGCTTGTCGCCGATTGGGGCGTAGTTTGCCCGTGGTGCCAGGAGGCGAATTTAGGGCTTGGTTATTCGCGACGGAGCGCGCTTCGGGCTCTACAGGCCGGGACGTGGATCAAGGTTTACGGGCTATGGTTTTGCGATAGTGGCTGCGCCGAGAAATACCGCGAGCGAAAGAAGGCCCCGAAATGAAGCGGCCGATCCGGGCTGTGTCGAAGGAAAGTCCGCGGCGGGTTGTGCTGAGGATTTACCGGAGCGGGGCTGCTGGGCCGTTCGGGAGTGCGACGATGGAGGGGTGGCTGCTGAAATGGGACCAGCGGTGGCGGGAGGAATTGTTGGGGCTGGGGGTTCCGAGGGTGTTGGGTAATAGGCTGTCGAAGCGGCGGTGTCGCCGGCTGATCGGGAAGGTCTGGGCGCGATTGATCGGGCCGGATTGGCGGCAGAGCTTACAGCGGGAGCGGAAATAACCGAGGAAGAACTGCGCGCATGGGCTGAGGCGGACGCCAAGAAGGCGCTGGCGCAGGCGGCGCGGGAATTGAGGAAGTATCTGGCGGAGCGAAGGCTGGCGGCCAGGAAGAGGGGGAAGCAGAATGAGCAAATCCAGCGAGCGTGATGCGGCCGGGACGCCGCCGGTGCGAGGCGGTGTTCGTCGATGGGCGAAATATCACCGCCGGGCGGGGACCAAGCCGACGAAGATCAAGAACCCGGAGCGGTATTTGAATAGCCACGCGCGGAGGGCGAAATGAGCGATCTTGAGGCTGTGAACGCGCTGATTCGGGAAGTCGGCAGGGCATTTCCTAAAGAGGATTTGAGGGGATTGGTTCAGATCACCCAACTGACTGTCTTGACCTCGATCTCCCGGAACTTGGCCTTGCTCGCCAATCCGGTAAAAACGATCCCCTCCGAATTGGCCATCCGCGAACTGCTCGATATTTGCGGCGAGGTTTATGCGGTGTCCGAGGGCCACGGGGTCATTTCGCCAACCCAGCGCGCACGGCTCAACTCCGCCTGCGCCAAGGTGGAGGCCCCAAAACCACGGCTTACCGAGCCAGGGGTCGCGAAGGTCTGGGAAGACGCGCTCAAGAAAATCGCGCGGTTTATGACGCACAAGGAATGGCGTGAGAACAATCCCGTTCCGGCGCACTCATCGATCGATCGGCTGGACCAAGCTATCTTCATCGCCCGTCAGGCCGTCGGCGAAGGAAATTGGTGATGACCCCCCGCAAGCCACGCAAGCCCAAAGTCACCGCCGCCGCCGTGCCGCCGCCCTTGCCCGAATTGCCGGCCCTCAAGCCGCTGGCGACCTGCGGCGAGTGCAAGGCCCAGCTTTTCGACGGCATGACCGCCAGAGATTGCCCGGAATATAAAGCGCGCTACGCGGAGCACCGACGAAGCCGCGCGACGGTGGGGGCGACCTTCCCGGAGCCCGAGCCGCCGGAAGTCAATCACCAGTGCCCGCTCAACGGCCGCGCCTGGGCGCAACTCGTCATGGGGGTGAAAAAGCCATGAGCCGCATCGAGGAATTATTTGAGGCGATTAAACGAGGGCCATCCATGAGCCAGGAGGCGGACATTACAATTTCCAAGCATGGAGATTTTCCGTCAGTTTTCTGCAATAGCGCCGCCTTCATGGTCTATCCTGGGCTCATTCGGATATTTTTCTTCGACCAATATATTGGCAGGGAAGTAGGCGTCCGTGCCTCTGTCGTCATGATCCCATCCGATGCGAAAGCCTTAGCTGAGCGGATTCTAGAGCATCTGGCCGAGAAACCAGCGTCAGAAGACAAGAAGTCGGACAAATGAGCGACGTGACCTATCTCTCCGGCGATCGCTACCGCAGAGGCGAAATCGTCCGCCTCTCGCACCTGGGGCAAAGTTCGCTCCGGCTCGACCTCTATGGGGACTTCGGGACCGTGGTGGCCGACCCGATCAAGGATCACTACCCGACCCAGACGGTGATCGTGCGGTGGGAGGGGAAAAAGCGATCGTTCGAAATCAACAAGATGTTCATCGAGAGGATGCCGGCATGAGCAAGGTCTGCGTCGCCGTCTACGTGCTGATCATGGCGGCTCTATTCATCGTCGATGGCTGGATGGTCACAGACCGCAACTCGTGGCGGGAGCTGGCCTGGGCGCAGGGCGCGCAAATCCGCAAGGATATTCTGACCTTAGATTTATGCGCCCGCGCCCAAAAATCTCGCGGCCAGCCGGTTAATTGGGATGAATGAGGGCTCCTATGAGGGCGGCCTTGTGTTCATCTTCGGCACGATCCTATTCGTGGGCGGATATTGTTTTTTGTGGTGGTGGATTGGGAGAGGGAAATAAAATGGACGAGCCGCTCAGCCACACCATCATCCTCGTCGTCCTGGCGATTGTCACCATCCCGATTTGGCTGCTGCCGATGCTGATGATCGCGCCCTTCATGATCGCCGAATCAGTCCGGGCCGAACGGCATGCCCGGAGACACCGTATCGAGGACGTCAGGATCGAGGACTGGTGGAGAAAGAAATGAGCGAGATGGTTGAGCGCGTGGCAATAGCGATAGCCGGTCGCGATGCATGGGACGAGTTAGATCATCGCCAGAAGATTTGGCATCGCACCGTCGCGCGTGACGCCATCGCCGCGATGCGCGAGCCGACCAAGGCGATGGTAGCGGCATGCGGCGTTGGAGAAATCATCGGAGAACCGGCAGAGGTTGCAGAAGGGTTCTGGCAAGCGATGATCGACGAGGCGCTCAAATGAAAGTCAAATCCACCGCCATCAACTACGGCGGCGACGAGCACGGGGTCTGGGTTTATCTGACCGTCGAGTTGGACGACGGCAACGCCTTTCGCATTGCAACCCAGCGCGACGACGATAATCTTATCCCCGCGGCCCGCTTGGCCGGATTATTCAGGGCTGCGGCCAAAGAACTCGACCGGCGCAGCGATAATCGAATCCTCACAGCAGAAGAGGCTGGCCTTTGACCGAAGATGATCTCCTCGAAGACGACAAGCGCCCGGTAATCGGGATCCAGGCCATCGTCACGATCGAGGGGCCGGACCTCGCCCTGTTCGATCGCCTCATCGCCCGCCTTGGCTATAAAACCCGCCAGGAGGCCGTAGCGACCATCATCCGCGACGCCCTCATGGTCCAGTCGATTGTCGAAGCCGCAAAGCGGCCGGCATGACCGCGTGTCGTTTGGGCGCCGTAGGAGAACCGTGAATGAGCGCTATTTCAGCAACGACGATCGTTAAAGCCGCCAAGGCTCTTTACGAGGAAACATCTCGTGCTTGGACCGGCATCGAATGGGATTGGGATACTGCCACCAATGAGGTCCAACAGCGCTTCATAAAACACATCAGAGACGGAAGTGCGCCACTTTTCCCAACATCCCCCAGTGCCGATGGCATGACTACTCCCTTCGTTCCGCGTTCACCTGATTGAGCAGAGAAAGGGAGAGGGAGATGGGATTATTTGTTCTTCCTCTGGGCGACACTGCCCAGAAAAACGTCAGGGAAGCCGAGGGCAATCTAAAGCTGTGGTGGGAGAACCCAACAGATGTGCGGAATGCCTACCTCATCCAAGTCGCCATTCATTGCCTTGAAGAGGCGAAGAAGAAAATAGCAAACACTCCTTCCTCCCCATCGTAGGAGAACCGAATGAGCGATCCGAGCGAGATTGAAGCGCTGATTGGGGAATTGCTTAGTCGCATAGACCAGACGGCGAAGTTTAGCAGCGAAGCCGATTATGAAAATCTCGGCGCGTGGATTGTTCGCAATGCCAAAAGTATCCGCCGTCTCATCGCCGCGCTGCAGGAGGCGCAAGATACAGTCGCGGGGTTGAACCTAACCGCGCATCCTTTCGAGGATGATGTGCTGCATTGGCGAATATGGGCGGCTAGCGCAAGCCGACGGCGAGAGGAAGCCGAATCCGAACTCGCGCGATTGCGGGAGGCGCTGGAGAACATCGCTTCAAATCCTAATCTCCGCACTGGCAGCATGGTGCTGCTCGCCCGCGCCGCGCTGACCGACTCCAAAGGGAAATGAGATGTTGTTTTTACTCGGGTTCATCACTGGCTTAATAGTTGCTGTAACTGCTCAGCAACTTTGGATTATATACAAGGCTGGTGGATAGGGAACATACCATGACCCTCGACGAAGCATTAAGTCAAGCCGGATTGATCATATTGCATGGACCTGTACTTGGTTCGTGTAGAATAGTTTCTTCACTAGCTCCAAAGGGGGATGAGATGAGCGAGATGGAAGAGAGGGCGCGGGAATTACAAAGTGAGGCTCGAAAATGGTGTGCCTTACTCTGCGCCCCCGACGTTCAATGTAAATGTCAAGATAGGGCAACGAGCGTTCTCCGCTCTGAACGTCGTCTCGCCTTCGAGCGGGCAGCGGAGATAGCGCGGGCTCATTGTCCCGACCATAAAGCCAATTTCATATACGAGGAAATCGCCTCCGCCATCCTCGCCGCCCCGATCACCAAGGACCTCCCCGAAGCCCTCGGCCACGCCCTCCAAGCGGATTTGGCCCAGATCGCGAAGCTGTTCCACTCGAAGCTGATAACCCTTATCATCCGGTCGCCCGACATTGAGGGCTCGAACATCAAGGGCAATCTTGTTCTGAGCAATGACGATCCCGTTCAGGTCCAGAAAGCGCTGGCCGAGCATATTCTGGCCTACGCCAAGCGCGTCGCCGAGGGTTCGATAAGTGGCGGCGTCCGAAAGCCGCCGGCTGCGCCGCGCCCGCCAATGGGCCGCAACCCTCGAAGCTCGGAAGACTGAGAAGAAGGAGAAGCATGTGCCCTTAGAGCGCGTCCATGTCTTTGACGGGACCAATCCGAACCCCAAGCAGGTGATCGACCCGAACGCCCCTGCCGAGGACGAAGGCGCACCGCCAGCCCTCCCCGCTGGGATCGACCCGGAAACCCGTCAGGCGCTCATGAAAGCGCAGTCCATGAAGGACCGTCCCGCAGAGACAACGGGGCTATCCGGCGGCAAAAGCGCCGCCACCCCGGAAATCAGAATGGAGGTCCTGAAAATGGCGGCTTCGTCGCTACCCACTGGCTCCCCGCCTGCAGACCTCATCCGAATCGCTCGCGAGCTGCTCGATTTCGTGGCGGGTGGATGATGCACCCAGCGATGCTCGCGCAGATGAACGCCGCCACCCAAGCCTACCAGCACGCCCTAAGCCAATATGGCGGCGGCGGCAATGGGCTGTCGGGGATGGGGCAAGTTCTCGCAACCCAGCCGTATGGCGGCGGCACCTATCAACAGGCCGGCGTCTATAGCCAGCCTGCCCCCGCCCCCACCATCATCCCCGAAGTTCCGCCCCAGCTCGATTGTCCGGCTGATTCGGTCTTTGCCAATCCCGACCATGCCGCAAAGGTCAGAGAATATTGCGAGACGCTCAAGGATTATGCGCCGACTCAGGCGGCTCATGGCCTTTTGATGGCCTACAATATCCATTGGGGCGGAAATGTGCTGACCGTCCACGGCTATGGGCCGCCCCATGGCATTTATTACGTCGATAGCGCCGGAGCTTTATTCCATGCCATGGATGTTCTCGGCGCGATCGAGGACAAGAACGAGAAGCTCAATGAGCATCTGGTGTGGCAGTCCCTGACAAGGACGCAGCCATCACAAGTTTCATTCTCCTCCAAGCCGCTTCGGCTTGATTGGAGCTTAGTAGCGATAGTCGCGTCCGCTTTTGTGGCCCTCATCGCCACGATCGTTCAGTGGGCGCTCCGCTGATGGCACGTCGAGTTGAAGGGACCACTCTCTTCGGGTTTCGCTGTGACTCGCATGGATGCGATGAAAACGGCGCGTATGCCCCTTGCGCTCTGGTCCCCTTCGTTGGCTGGCACGAGAAAATCCGCAAGCCCATCGTCAGCATGCACGATTGCCATCTGTGTCGTAGGCACACTCAGGACGTCCGGATCGATGATTTACTGACCAGAGCCGTCAAGACGCAAATCCGTGAAACCGCCGACGCCTCGGGCGGTAGGCCAGATTGGGACCGCGCGCGCGTCGTCTTCACGCCCTGCAATTCCGGCGAATATCTTGAATTTCAGCAAAAGACCGGGCTCGTCCCACCCGATGACGCCACGGTCAAGGGGCCGCCGCTGATCCTTCCCTAACAGGCTCGCGCCGTGCTATTCCGAAGGCCGCCTTGGCAGGGACCACCACGATGCTGCGCTCTATCTTCTCTGGGCTGGCCTTAGCGGCCTACCTTTCTGGGCTGGCCTTAGTGGCCGCGCTTCTCTTCGGCTCTCCCGCCTTCGCCATCAACGATGCGGACCCGAGCAGCAGCTTCACCCTTACCACCCAGACTACGGCCTATTCCGCCGCTCAATGGATTTCCCCCGCGAATGGCGTCATCCCGTCCTTCGTGCCTCCAGGATCGCCGGGAGGTCTACCGACAATCCTGACCGGCGTTCGGCTGATTTCAAGCGATCCGACTTCGACCGCGTGGCCCGCAAAGACGATCCAGGTCGATCTATGGGCCGCCGCGCCGACCATGACCAATGGCGATCGCGCGGCCTATCTCATCGCTACCGGCTCCGCCGGCTATCTCGGCTCTTTCTCCTGCACGATGATCCAGGGCGGCGACGGGGCTTACGCCCGCTGCTCGCCGCTGACCGGAGCAGGGACGGTCGTCTCTCTGCGCCTGCAGTCCGGGACCCCCGCGCTCATCTACTGGACGCTTGAGGCGATCTCTGGCTCCGGCGCCACCGGCGTTTCGACCACGATGACGCTCTATGTCGAGAGCGCCAACTGACCCCCATCAAAGCGCCAGAAGTTGAGGATTGGGTTTATTTTGAAGCCCTGACGGGGCGCATCCGCGAGAGACTGAAGCTTCATGTCACCTTCTTTTGGGACCCTATCGCCAGAAAATTCTACCCGGACCATCAGATAGTCATTTGGCGCGAGGTCTTGCCATGACACGCTGGCGCATCACCGGATTTTGTGGTTAAACGGCTCCCACCCGCTTTATATAGCGACGGAGAGCCCCCATGGCCGTTGGCGTCATCCTCACTGAACTCCATCGGCCGCTGTGCGGCATCGATGATCAAGGCAATCTGGTTCTCGGCGGCAGCGGCAACACCGATGTCACCAATACCCAAGGCGCTCCATCGATCGTCGGCAAGAATATTCCTTACAATTTCGCTATTTCCTATGCCCCCGGCGGCGCGAACATCGCCAACGTGACTTTCCAGCTCCAGGATGCGCTGGGCAACAACGTCGCCCGCATCATCAATTTCGATGTGTGGCTCTCCGACGCCGCGACCGGCATCGGCCTCACCGCCACCACCGCCTCGGGCGGCTTTGCGGCGGCATCCGGCGGCGGCACGATCATCGGAACCGGCACCACTTCGAAGATGTGTCGCGCCCAGACCAACGCCGCTGGCGCTTTCATCCTGGCGATCACCGACACCGCCAACACCGGCTTCTTCCCCTGCGCTCAGATAGGCGATCGTCCAGCTCAGGTCGGCGCGAAGCTGGTCGCCGCCAACTACTGAGGTCTCATGCCTCGGATTGACATGACCGGTCAGCGGTTCGGGCGGCTGACCGTCCTTCGCTTTGCTGGCGTGAAATGGAACTCATCGTCGTGGCTCTGCCAATGTGATTGTGGCAATACGGTTGAGCCGCTTCGCGAGAACCTAACCAACGGGCAAACCACGTCCTGCGGATGCTTTCGGCGAGAATTTTCGCGCGACAAGGCGCTCACTCACGGCCACACCGCAGCGATTGATGGCGAGCGTTTTGAGACGCCCGAATATGCGACTTGGTCGCGGATCAAGCGGCGCTGCTTCAACCAGAACGACAAAGACTATCCAGACTACGGCGGTCGAGGAATCACGATCTGCGATGAATGGCGGGATAATTTTCAGGCGTTTTTCGATTATGTCGGCAAGCGGCCTTCCCGCGTCCACTCCATTGATCGTTTCCCGGATAAGGATGGCGACTACCGCCCCGGTAACGTGCGATGGGCCACGCCTTCGCAACAGGCGAGAAACCGGCGCACCAATCGCATAGTCCATTTCATGGGTCGCGAAATGGCCCTAGCGGAGGCCTGCGAAATCGCCGGCATGAAAAGCCATACAGTTGCCAAGCGAATGGCGAAGGGATGGTCCGCCCACCGCGCCCTGACGGAGCCGCTCGATGACCGATGGCCCCACGCTTGTTGATGCACTCTCCGGCTGGAGCAGCCTCACCCTAGATCAACTCGCCGAGCGTCTCGCACAGCTTCCAAAAGATTCGCGCGATGCGATAATGGGAGTGGCCGAAGATGCAACGCGAGGGATAAAATGGCTAGCAAATTCAGGCCCTCAAGCGGAAGCATTCTTCTCAAAGGCCGACGTGCTCCTTTACGGTGGTCAGGCAGCCGGCGGCAAAAGCGACCTTCTCCTCGGACTTGCGCTAACCGCCCATCGTAGATCGCTCATCATGCGCCAGGAGTTCACAGCGCTGACGGCGCTGACGAAGCGCGCGATCGAGATCAACGGGACGAAGCGGGGTTACAACGGGTCAAATCCACCTTCCCTGACGACGGATGATGGCCGCTTTGTCCAATTTACCGGCGCGCAGATGGACAAATGGAAAGGCGCGGCCTTCGACGCGAAGTTCTTCGATGAAGTGGTTGATATTCCAGAGGAAGTTGTCAGATTTCATATGACTTGGGTGCGATCGGCTGACGCCACCCAGCGAACCCGCGTCGTCCTAGCCTCGAATCCCCCGATTTCGGCCGGGGGCGATTGGCTGATTCCCATGTTCGCGCCGTGGTTGGATAACAACTATCCTAATCCTGCGCAAGACGGCGAATTGCGTTGGGTCGTTTCTGACCCGGAAGGCCATGACCTGTTTGTGGATGGCCCGGAGCCATATCAGTTTCCCGGAGAGCCGCGCCCCGTGATTCCGATGTCGCGGACGTTCATTCGCGCAAGTCTCTCTGACAACCCCTCTCTGAACACCCCGGAATATCAGTCCAAGTTGGATTCCCTCGAAGAACCCTTCCGGTCGGCCTATCGAGATGGAAACTTTCTCGCCGCGCGAAAGGACCAGAGCTATCAGATTCTGCCAACTGAGTGGGTCCTGCTCGCCCAACAACGGTGGAAGCGCGACGGTGGCCGCGACCTGATGATGAGCAGCATGGGCGTCGACGTCGGCCAGGGCGGCGCGGATCGCGTCGTCATCGCCCGCCGGCATGGCGAATGGTATGCGCCGCTGATCGTCGTCGCCGGCAAGGACGCCCCGGACGGCTCCAAGCAGGCGTCGCTCATCGTCCAGCACCGCCGGGATGGATGCAGCGTCGTGGTCGACGTCAGCGGCGGCTATGGCGGCGATGTGGTCGGCCGGCTCAAGGACAACCAGATCACCGCGGTTCAGTTCAACGGCTCCGCGGGATCGGTAGCCAGGGCGAAGGACGGCTCCAACCGCATCTTCGAGAACAAGCGGGCCGAGGCGTGGTGGCGGTTTCGCGAGGCGCTCAATCCAGACCGCTCCGGCGGCTCGATCATCCAGCTTCCGGACGATTCCGCGCTGCGGGCCGAGCTTACGGCGCCGTGCTTTGTGCCCGACATGCTGAAAATCCAAGTCGAGGACAAGAAGGACATCAAGAAGCGCCTCGGGCGGTCACCGGACCTCGCCGACGCTGTGGTGATGGCCTACGCGCCCGGCGAGGCTGCGCTGCGCAAAGGGCGGTTCGGCGGGGCTTATGGCGGCGGGCGCGATATGCCGACCAGCGTCAACAGAGGCTATTCGGACATCAAACGCGGGTTCGGGGGCGGCAATGGCTGACGAGAAATACCCCCACATGCGGCTGTTCGAACCGGTCCCCGCCCCGAGGACTCCTAGCCCTGGTAGGCGGAAGAGTGATAAGACACTAGAGGACGAGACGAATTTGGCGCTGGTCGAAGCCGAGATTGCAGAGGGCCGTCGCAAAAAAGGCGATCGCTGTCACGTCGGTTTCGAGAAGATCAAGAATTCCTTCCGGAGATGAGCCCATGGCTGGCCTGTTTGCCCCTAAAACACCCGCCCTGCCGGTCGTTGCGGCCGCACCGCCCATGCCCGACCCGACCTCGCCCAGCGTCCTCGAAGCGCAGCGCCAGCAGGCGGCCGCGGCAATGGCGCGCGCCGGCCGGCAGAGCACGATAATGGGGCGCCAGGGCGCTAACCCCCCTAGCGCCGCGCCGACCGCGCAAGACGCCTACGCATCCTCGCGCCTCGGGACGCAGAACTAAGGCGACCTACCGTGGCCCATCCGCGCTTTATCGACATGACGGGCCTCAAGGTCGGCCGGCTCACGGTCTTGGCTCAAATGGGCAACGACCGATATGGCGCGGCGCTGTGGACGTGCCGCTGCGATTGCGGCGGCCAGATCACCGCGAGGGGGGCGAGTTTGCGGAACAAAGGCGTCCAGTCTTGTGGCTGCCTACATATCGAGCAAGCAACGCGCCACGCGACCGAAGTTCTAGCCCCGATGGCCGTGAAACACGGAGCGCATGATACGCGCGAATACGGCATCTGGGCCAACATGCGGGACCGCTGCAACAATCCGAACTGCAAAGATTACGCTTTCTATGGCGGCAGAGGCGTAGCGGTCTCCCAGACATGGGATGATTCGTTCGAGGCGTTCTTCGCCGACATGGGCCGATCGCCGTCGCCAAAGCATTCGCTCGATCGCTTTCCTGATACCGATGGGAATTACGAAGCGGGCAACGTGCGCTGGGCTACACCGATCGAGCAAGCGAACAACAAACGTAACACGCGCTGGACGATCTTTCGCGGCAAGGAAATGACTTGGGCCGAAGCCTATCGGCTTGCCTCGCCGCCATTCAGCTACAGCACTTTTTGCTCGCGCATGACCTCCGGCTGGCCGGTCGAGAGGGCACTTTCATGAAAAGTAGAATTGCCGAGTTAATAAGCATTGGCGACGATTTGTTCAACCGCCGACGAGCTATCATTAGTCTTTGGCAAGCAATAACTGAACAGCTATATCCAGAACGGGCGGATTACAGCTACGTCCGTAGCATAGGCATGGAATTCGCTAGTCACTTGATGACGGGCGTGCCTGCAATGGCCTCGCGGGACTTGGCGAACGCCATTTCTGCCATGCTTCGACCTCCGGGTCAAACGTGGTTCCATGCCCGCACGCAATCCGAGCGAATCAACAAGGACACGATGGCCCGCAAGTGGCTGGATTTCGCCACCGAGCAAATGCGGCAGGCCATGTATGACAATCTGTCCGGCTGGTCGCGCGCGGCGAAGGAGGGGGACCGCGATTTCGTCACGATCGGCAACGCCTGCATCATGCTGCGCCCGAACTCGAACTGGAACGGGCTTCTCTTCCGCACGATCCACATGCGGGACGTGGCGTGGGCCGAGGACCCGAGCGGGCAAGTCGACACGATCCACGTCAAGCGCAAGATCACCCGCGCGAACCTCATCAAGCTGTTCCCGGATAAGGTCGACGCAAAGGTCAAGACCCTGGCCGAGAAAGACCCGCACACCGATGTCCAATGCCGGCACATCGTCATGCCGAGCAGCGATTATGAGGGCACCGGGACGATCGATGAGCAGGCTAAGGGCGGCCAGATCATCCGGATGAGCGGGCGCAAGCTGCCCTTCGTCTCGATCTGGATCGATGTCGATAACGAGACGATCCTGGAGGAAATGGGCCAGTATCAGTTGGGCTACGTCTGCCCGCGCTGGGAGACGGTGCCGGGCTTTGGCTACGGCTACTCCCCCCCGGCTGTCGTCAACATCGCCGACGCGCGCATGCTCCAGCAGATCACCCTGACGCTGCTCGAAGCGGGCCAGAAAGCGGTCGATCCACCCTACAAGGGCGTCTTCGAGGCGATCCAGGGCGGCGTGAACACTTATGCCGGCGGCATTACCTGGGTCGACGCCGATTACGACGAGCGCACCGGGCCCGTCCTCGAACCGCTGCTTGGCACCAACCCCAATCTCGGCTGGGGCGTCGATCGTGAAAAGCGCATCGCCGAAATCATCGCCACCGGCCACTTCCTCAATCAGATCAAGCTCCCGGACACCACCCACGCCCGCACGGCGTTCGAGGTCCAGAAACTCTGGGAGGAATATATTCGCAACACCACGCCGTTGTTCGAGCCCCTCCAGGTCGAATACAATGGCGCCGTCTGCGACCGCGTTTTCGAGATGATGCTGCGGATGAACGCCTTCGGGGACCTCGGCTATATGCCGAAAATCCTCCGTGGCATGGACGTCCGGTTTATCTTCGAGACGCCGCTAACGATGGCCGCCACGAGGGCGAATGTGCAATCCTTCACGACCCTGATGCAGGTGACGCAGGCCGCGGCCGCGGTCGATCCGACGGTCGTCCATGACGTCGACCTCGATACCGCCTTCCGCGATGCGGTTGAAGGCACCGGCGCCCCGGCGACCTGGATGGTCCCGAAGGAAGTCGCTGCGCGGCTCAAGGCGCAGTCGCGCGCGGCGATGGCCGCCCAGCAGCAGACCCAAGACACGATGAACACGGCCGGGCATGGGGCTGACGTGGCGTCGAAGATCGGAAATGCGGCGAACCTCCTTCAACAAGGAGGCGTCATCCCGGCTCAATTACCGCAACAGGGCGGGGCCATGTAGTTGAATGCGCCTGATCCGCACCAAGCACCACGCTATGGCGCCCTATATTCCGCCCCGGCTCACCAAGCAGGTCGTCTATGCGGCGAAGGCGCTCTGGGGCGGTTCGGCAGACGAGAGTCAGCAGACCCTTTTCATGAAGTGGCTGATCGTGGATCTCTGCCGGACCTACGATATGGCTTACCGTCCTGATCACCTTGGCGGGGACCGCGACACGAGCTTTAGCGAGGGCAAGAGGTTCGTGGGCAACGAGATCGAGAAAATCCTGCGGATGAGCCCAGGACAAATTGATATGATAGGGGTCACGAAAGCGCCGATGCCCGCGCCGGAAAACGCCGACAACGATGGCGAGATCAAGAACACATAGGAGATAGACGATGGCTGACGGCGACACCCAGAACCCCGATGGCGGCCGTCCTGGCGTTGTCGCGCCGCCGCCCACCGGCAGCGATCCGACCGCCCCGCCTCCTGCGCCGCCGGCTACTCCGCCTGCCACGCCGCCCGCGGCCCCGCCGGCTGGCGATGCGCCTCCACCCGCTCCACCCGCTCCACCTGCACCGCCCGCGCCGGCCAAGCCCACAACCCTCGCCCAGAAACCCCTTGACGGCACGCAGCCGCCGCCGGCCACGCCTGCCGACTGGCCCGCCGACTGGCGCGAGAAATTCGCCAAGGAGATCGCCGGCCCCAACCCGCCGAAATCCCTGATCGACCGTCTCGCGCGGTTCACGTCGCCGGAAGCCATCGGCAAATCATGGCTGGCGATGGAGCAGCGCATGTCCTCGGGGGACCTGAAAAAGGCCCTCCCGAACAACTACACGCCGGAGGAACTGGCTGAATATCGCAAGAGCCACGGCATCCCGGACTCGGCGGAAGGCTATTCGACCGACATCGGCAATGGCTGGGTCTGGGGCGAATACGACAAGCCGGCGCTTGATTCCTTCAAGGCCCACGCCCTCGAACACAATCTTGCGCCCGAGGCCTTCCGGGACATGCTGGCTTGGTATGCCTCCGAGCAGCAGCAATCGGTCGATCGCCTCTCCCAACAGGACAATAAAGACACCCTCCAGGCCGACACGAGCCTTCGGGCGAAGTGGGGCGCGGAATATACCAAGCGCTACAACGCGGCCTTGAGCTTCTTCGACGGCAACACGCTGTTCCAGGACATCATCGGCGCGCGCGGGCCGGACGGGAAGTTGATCGGCAACCGGCCTGATTTCATGGAATGGGCCGCGGCGACGATGCTGCAAAACAACCCATTCGGCGCTCTGGTCCTGGGCGACAAGGGCGATCCGGTCAAATCCGCCATGGATCGCAAGGGCGAAATCGAGGGTCACATGCGCCGCGGCATGGCCGACCGGAGCAATCCCTATTATTTCGGCCCGCAGAGCCAGCCCATGCAACAGGAATATCGGGATATTCTCGATGCGCTCATGAAGCAGGGCTTGATCGACGAGAATGGGAACCCGCGCAAGGCGGCGTGATTCGTGCTAGAAAGACAGAGCCGCAAGGTCGGTTGCACGGCCTGCGGCTCCTAACCATCAGACCCGTGGAGCGGATCATGACGGCTCGTCGAACGATAGAACAACTCCCGACATTCGAGCAAATCGCAGAATTTCTCGCATACGATCCGGATAGCGGCGACCTCATTTGGATAAAACAGCCCGCGCGTAGCGGGAAATCAGCCCCCGGCAAGATCGCTGGCAAAATCAGCATAGATGGCTATCGCGTTGTCGGCCTATTTAAGGATTCCTTTCTAGCACATCGAATCGCATATCTTCTGATGACGGGAGAGTGGTGCCGTTTCGACCTTGATCACCAAGATGCAGATAAACTCAATAATCGATGGAGTAATCTGCGCCCAGCCACCGGCTCACAGAACCTCGCCAACATGGCAAACAGCACGCGCAACACTTCGGGGGCCAAAGGCGTCCACAAGCTTAAATCGACTGGAAAATATCAGGTGCGAGCGCGGGGCCAATTCTTTGGCACCTATGACACCCTCGAAGAAGCCCGCGCAGTCTACCGCGCGGCGGCTGAAGCCATATGGGGCGAGTTCGCCAGATTCGATTGGCTGACCGCCTAAAACACTACCCCTATTTACAAGTGACGCAGGTAAGGCTATTAGAAGGGTGTGGGCGCGGTAACCCACACCTTTGATAGTAGCTGTTGGCAACCCGCCTTTGCGGCCCGACCGCTTCCAAAGGAAATAACTGGAGAGAGGCCCCGCTAGATATACTTCGGCCCTGACAGGAATGTGAGGCAACCCGAGGTAATCACGACTGCGGAAAACCCTATCGAAAGTAGACCGAGGCTATTGCCTGGCTCTTTTGGTAGGAGGTTACCATCTCCGACACAGCTTTTCAGGTGCAATACCGCCAAGAATTCATTGCTGGCTTCGAAGTCGGCATGTCTATGCTTCGCACCACTGTGATTACAGAGGCGGTAATCAAGGGCAACCAAGCGATCTTCCTGGTTGCGGATTCTGGCGGCGCGATCGCGCAAACCCGCGGCGTCAACGGCCTGATCCCGTCCCGTGTCGACAACCTCAATCAGTTCACGGCGACCTTGATCGAACAGCACGATCTCGTGCAGCGCACCGGGTTCAACCTCTTCGCCAGCCAGGGCGACGGCAAGCGCATCATGCAAGAGACGAGCATGAAGGTGATCAATCGCACGATCGACCTGGACATTCTCTCGGCTCTCTCGGCGGCCACCAACGTCATCGGCGGCCCGACCGGCTCGACGGCGAACCAGTCCATGGTGTCACGCACCATGACCAAGCTGGGCAATAACGCGGTCGCAGTCGACGAAATCGACAATATGTTCTTCGTCGTTAGCCCCGGCTTCATCGGCTACCTCTATCAGGTCAAGGAATTCACCAACGTTTTCTACGTCGATGTGAAGGTCCTTGAACAGCCCCTGCCGAATAACGGCGGCGGCGTGCCGCGCAAGATGATGCGCTGGATGGGCTTCAACTGGATCACCAGCGCCTTGCTCACCGGCCTCGGGACCAATGCCGAGCAGTGCTACGCCTATCACCGCAATGCGATCGGCCACGCGGTCAATTCCGGTGAGATCATGGCGATGGCCGACTACCACCGCCGCCAGGATTATTCGTGGGCGCGCACTTCCGTCTACATGGGCTCCAAGCTCTTGCAGACCAAGGGCGTTGTCCAAGTGTTCCACGACGCCTCGGCGATCAGCTAAGGCCGGGAGAAGAGGGAAACCGCTATGGCCTATAACGGCAACTTTCTGTCCCGCATTGCCCAGACGATCGAGGGCAATCAGGGCGAATTCTTCTACGTCTCGCCCGACGGCATCGCGACGGTGTTCAGCGCCGGCTACTTCTCCGATGGCGCTGCGCGCGGCATGGAGCAGGGCGACATCGTCAATATTGTCGCTGGCGGCGTGACCTATCAGGCTTACGTCACCAATAGCCCGACCTCGACGTCTCGCGCGGCCACCGTCGCGCCCTTCTTTGGCGCGCAAGCCGGCTATCTGTCGTCCAACTTCCGCAACCTCCTCGACGGCGGCGACGCGACGATCAACCCGTGGCAGCGCGGCAACTTCTTCTCGAACATCGGCACGACCGCCGTCTACACGGCTGATCGCTGGTTCCTCATTGCCGGCGCCGCAGCGACCTCGGCCACCGTGTCGAACGTCGCTACCACATCGGTTCCGACCTTCTCGCAAGCCTTCCAGTGGGGCCGTGGCACGTCCGGCACCACCGTCTCTACGATCACCTTCGGGCAGGTCCTGGAGAGCCTGGACAGCATTCGCATGCAGGGATCGCCTGTCACGCTATCCTTCTGGGCTGCGGCCAATACCGGCTTCTCAGGCGCCAACATGGGCGTCACGCTGGCCATGGGTAGCGGCACCAACCAGTCGGCTACCTCCGCCGTCGCCGGCACTTGGACGGGCTATAACAACGTCATCAGCGCGACCCAGGCTCTGACTTCGACCCCGACCCGCTATTCCTTCTATGGGACGGTTCCGACCAGCGCGACCCAGCTCGCCGCCCTGTTCTCCTATTCACCGACGAACTCCAACGCGGTGGTGGGCGACAATATCTATATGTGGGGCGTCCAGCTTGAGGCCGGCACGGGGCCGACCGCCTTCGAGCACCGCGACGTCCAGGTCGAACTGGAAATCTGCCAGCGTTATTTCTTCCAGATCAACGAAGGCACTTCGGGTTCGATCGTCGGTTCCGGCGAAGTCATCACCACCAACAACGAGACGATCTTCATCCCGTTGCCGGTTCAGATGCGCTCCCCGCCGACCGTCACGGTCCTCGCCGGCTCGTTCGCCCTCTATGTCATCGGCACCACGGCCGCCGTCTCCGGCTTCGCCGCCGGGTCGACGCATACGGTCAACTTCATCAACGTGGTCAGCACCACGACCGCCGCCTCGGGTCAGGCCGCGCTTCTGGTCAGCCGGCAGCCCAACTCCGGCTTCATCCAGGCTACCGCCGACCTTTGATCATAAGTTCACGCTCTGACTTTGGGGCCGCTCCATTGACACCGGAGCGGCCCTAATCTTATCTGCTGGCAGCATTTCGCCAGCGAGATTCCCCACATGCGCAGAATCCTGATCGCTACCCCGACCTACAACGGGGAGCTTGATTATCGCTATCACGCCAGCATCGCGAAGATGTCGCAGGAGGCGAACGCCAAGGGATGGGGCTGCGATTTCACGCTGCGCACCACGGATTCGATCCTCCCGCGCGCGCGCGCCGTGCTCTTTGCCCAATTCCTCGAAGGCAACTTCGACGACATGATGTGCGTCGATTCCGATGTCTGGGCGGAATCGGGCTGCTTCACGCGGCTGATGAGCCATGACGTGGCGCTGGTCGGCGGCGTCTATCCGCACCGCGGCGACAAGGAGGGCTTCGTCTTCAAGCCCTGGCAGGATCGGCTGATGTTCGACGAGAAGACCGGTCTGATGGAGGTCGAAGCGTCGCCGACCGGGTTCCTGCGCATCCGGCGCGATTGCGCGGAGAAGCTCGTCGCGGCCCACCAGGACGAGTGGTATGAGGACATGACGGCGCCCGGCAAGCGCCTGTTCAACCTCTTCGAGTTCCAATTCAACAAGGCCACCCATCAATTGTGGGGCGAGGATTACACGTTCTGCAAGAAATGGGCGGCCCTCGGCGAGAAGACCTGGATCGACCCGGAATTGATCCTCCACCACAAATGGCAGACCGAATCAGTCGGCGCGCTCGGGCCGTGGCTGCGGACCAAATACGCCAGGGAAATCGAACTCCAGAAGATGGGGATCGAGGGCCGCACGCTCGCCGGCGTGAAGGAATTGCTCAATGGGCTCACTCCACCCCCCGAGCCGCAGCGCGCGCCTGTGTGAGCCAATGCAGCATTTTTATTTCGAGAGCGGGGGAAATCCGCGCGTGATGAAGGATGGCCGCATTTTCAAGCGCCGGGTTCGCAATAAAAGCAAGGAGAGGCGCGTGAGGAATGCCTTCAGCGTGGCGTTCCCGGAAGCGCGCAATCGCGGCCTTTCGACCAGCGAGGCCATCAAGGACGCCGCGAGCCGGATGTGAGAACCCGCGAACCTCAATACGCCTCTGACTTCGCCCTGGAGCCGGTCACGCTCGGGCCGATGACCGGCGGGACATGGCGGCGCAATCCCGATCGGCTCGTCCGGCTCCTCTCGCACGTCGATTTTGTCGCCAAGCATATGCAAGGGAAGGCCGCTGTTGCCGAGATTGGCTGTTCCGATGGCTTTGCGGCTCCGGTGGTCGAACGGCGCGTTGGACGCCTCGACCTCTACGATTTCGATGTCGCCTGGGCGGAATATGCGACGCAGAGCGGTTGCGACTTCCGCGTCCATGACATTGTGCAGGATGGCCCGCTCACCGCGCGCAAGGGCGTCCAACCATATGACGGGATCTATGCGCTCGATGTCCTGGAGCACATTCGACCCGTCGACGAGCCGCGCGCCATGCGCAACATCTGCGCGTCGCTACAGCCGCATGGGGTTTTCATCGCCGGCTGCCCGTCCCTTGAGTTTCAGCAATACGCCAGTGAGAAAAGTAGAATTGGGCATATCAACTGCAAAAATGGGGACGATATGAGAGAGGATTTGCTGCACTATTTCCACAACGTGTTCCGTTTCGGCATGACCGGAACCGCACTATTTACCGATCATCCGGGGATGACGGCATATCACCTGATGCTTTGCTGCGAGCCGAAGCGATGACCACCTTCGCCGCTCTCCGCCAGGGCTATGTCCTCTTTTATGTGAACGGCCGCTATTATTTCCGCTACGGGCGGGCTCGCAGGCGCAAGGACCTGCTAGTCATCCTCAATGAGGACATCGTTTTCGAGGGCTTCCACCTGGGCCGATGGCGCTGGGAGGGGTTCTATTTCTCGCTCGCCGCCGTCGCCAACGCCTTCGACCAATCAGGAGCAACCCTTTGAGCCTCACCATCAGCCTCGCCACGCGCAATCGCCCCGGCATGTGTGTCAACGTCATCGGGTCAGTCATCCGGCACGCGATCCGCCAGGACACCCGGATCATGGTTTGCGTCGACGGCGACGACAATGCGACCGCTGACGCCGTTCGGGCGTGCATCGACAAAGAGCTTGACCCCCGGATTTTCCTCTCGGTCGAGCCCCGCGAGGATAGTATCGGCGAGAAGTGGAACCGCGGCCTCCAGATGGGCGGGACACTGTTTATGCCGATGTGCGACGACAGCATGGTCCTGACGCACGGTTTCGATGAGATGTTTCTGAAGGCCTCGGCGATCTTCCCCGACGGGATTGGCTGCGTCTATTCGGCGATGGCGAACGCCTCGTTCCCGGCCTACATGTGCATCACCGCAAAGCTGGCCGACAAGCTCGGCTTTGTCTTCCCGACCTATTTCCCGTTCTGGTTCGTCGATCATTGGGTGGATGACGTCGCCCGCCTCATCGGCCGCATCGCCTACGCCCCGGTCGAAACCGATCAAACCCAGCAGGTGAAGGCCGGCACGCAGGAAATGCGCGATCTGGCCTTCTGGGCGACCTTCTTCGACGCCGGGCGGCGCGAGCGGCGCGCGCAGGCGCGGGCGATCATCGACGGCGAGGACTTCCAGGAGCCGGAATGGCGCAAGGAACTCCTGCGCCAAGCCTATCCCCTCGTCGAACACCGCTCGACCTGGATCAACGATCAGGTGCGCACCATGGCGCGCGGGGTCATGGCGCAGCCGGCCGCCGACGATCGCTATTGGCGGATCAAGCGCAAGGCCGTCGAAAAGCTTAAGGTCTGGGCCGAGGACATGGAGAAGAACCCCGGCAACGTCGTGGAAAAAGATATGCCGTCCATGATGACGGCGGCCTACGGGACCTAAAAGTGTGCTAAGGTCTGATTCGGAAGCCCCGCCCCTCTACCCCTGGGGGCCTGGGCGTCTTCCTCCCTTAGACTTGAAGCGGCGGCTCACCACCGCCGCTTTTTTGTTGACCATATCGGTGGTAGGACTAGCGGGCAGACCCACAAGGAGTGGCCTTATGCCCACCGAAACCCTCGAAAAGCCGAAGACAGAAGCCGCCCCGGAGCGCAAGCAGGCCGAGCCCCTGGCCGAACGGCAGTTCTTCCTCGGCGAGAGCCGGCAGAACGTGTGGTGCGCCTACATCAACGACGAAGTGAGCATCGTCGATGTCCTCGACCGCAAGTTCTGGGCGCATGTCGCCGCCAAGCTCACCTGCCCGGCCAAGATCGTCTGCATCTGGGAAAAGAAAAACCGCTACGCCGAGCTGATCGTTTTCGGCTCCTACGGCACCTGGGCCGATGTCCGGCTCCTCACCAAGCTCGAAATCGGCGAGAACGCCCCGCTCCAAAGGGCGGAGGACGATTATCTCATCGAGGACGGTGGGATGATTCGTGGTCATCAGGTCATTCGCAAGAGCGATGGCAAGGTGATCAAGGGCGATGGTAAACTCAAAAGTCGCGAGGAAGCCGCGGTGTGGTTGAGGGATTGGCTCAACGCCCAGAAGGCGAGGTAATGGCGAAGCCGATGCAGAACCCGCCGCTGACCTACGCGCGTCTGCGTGAGGTCGTCCATTACGACCCGCTCAGTGGCGAGTTCACATGGCTGGTCACAATGGGCTCGCGCGCTCAGAAAGGCCAGCGGGCGGGCTGCCCTGGCAAGGGGCGGCACACGCCGCTCATGATCGACAAGGTGCTCTACAAAGCCCACCGCCTCGCCTTCTTCTATATGACGGAACGCTGGCCGCACGAGCTTGACCACATCGACTTGGACAAGGGCAATAACCGCTGGGCCAATCTCCGCGAGGCGACGCGCAGCGGGAACATGGCCAACACGCCGAAGCGATCAACCAATACCTCGGGATTTAAAGGGGTCCGTTGGTGTGCTGGAAAATGGAACGCGCAAATCACGGTGAGTGGACAGTGCTTCTATCTTGGCAGATTTGAAACGAAGGAAGAGGCCCACGCTGTATACGTATCCGCCGCATCACAGTATTTCGGCGATTTCGCGAGAGCGGGGTAAGTATTATGGCAGCTTCACAAATCGGTCTATACAATGCAGCACTCCGATACTTGGAAGAAAGAAAATTATCTTCTTTGACGGAGAACCGCGAACCTAAGCGTTACTTGGATGACGAGTGGAGTAACGCCATTCTGTTCTGCCTCTATTCCGGATATTGGAGATGGGCGATCCGCATTTCGCAGCTCAACCCGGATGCGAATCAGTCCCCCGCCTTTGGCTTTGAGTTCTGCTTCACCAAACCTCCCGATTGGGTCAAAACCTACCAAGTCGCGGATAACGAGGCGTTCAACCCGCTGATCCGAGAGATGGAAGACGTCAATTATGTCCTGTATGCGGACATTGCGCCGCTCTACTTCAAATACGTCTCCAACGATCCGAGCTACGGCCTCAACATGGCCCTGTGGACGCCGGGCTTTTCTGAATATCTTGCCTGCTATCTCGCATGGCTGATCGCGCCTCGGATCAAGCAGGACGGCGCCAAAGTCGATCGGCTGGAGAAGCTGGTTAAGCGCAAGAAGATCGAGGCGCTGTCGCAGGAGTCGTTCGACTTGCCCGCTGGCCGCCTGCCCTGGGGATCTTGGGTTACCTCGCGCGCGCCGCGCGGCTCGATCCTGCCGATCGGTATGCCGTTGGCTGAATTGGACTAATGGCACGCCAGGGCGAAATTTTCAGCAGTTGTAACAGGGGCGAAATTTCGCCACTAGCGCTGGCAAGAACTGACCTTGAACATGTGCGTTTAGCCGCGCAGTCCATGGTGAACTGGATGCCGCGGATTGTCGGCCCGATGACCTTCCGGCCGGGGACGGAGTGGATTGGGGAAATCCTGAACGATAGTCCGGCGGAGTTTGTGGAGTTCGTCGCGGAGTTCACCGACACAGCGCTAGTCGAACTGACCGACAGCACCATGCGGGTCTGGATCAGCGATGCGCTGCTGACGCGGGCAAGCGTCGGGACGACGGTTCCGGCGTTTGGGGCTTCGTGGTCAACGACGGCGACAGGGACCGCGACGACCTCCGCGACGGCGGGGACGCTGACCTTCGCCTCGCTTAATGCCGGGGCTACGGCGACTGCGTCTACGAGTTGCACGATCGCGTCGGGGGATCAGACGACCGAGCATGCGTTGCGGATTGTGATGGAGAACGGCCCGATCAGCTTTCAGGTCGGCTCGACTTCTGGCGGCGTAGACCTCTTCCCGGTCACGGTGCTTGATACCGGCACCTATTCGCTGGCCTTCACGCCAGGGGCCGGGGTCGGGACTGTTTTCATTCAATTCTCGGCGACGACATCGCCCGAGAACTCCAACACGACGACACTTACGCAACCGACTGGTCTACAACAAACGCAGGTGTCCTCGATTGCCTTGGAGGCCGCCGGGACATTTACGCTCCCGACGCCCTGGCCGCAGAGCACGCTTGTCGGGCCGTCTATCCTTCGCCACACCACGTCCGGGGATGTGGTCTATTTCGCTGCCGCTGGCTACGCCCAATATTCGATCCAGAGGATCAACGGGGCGCATTCCTGGGCGGTCGTCAATTATCGGCCGGTCAAAGGGCCGATGGAGGCGGCGACGCCTCAGCCTCAAATCAGCATTACGCCGGGGGCGCTCAGTGGCAACACCACGTTGACGGCGAGCGCGCCGCTGTTCAAGACGTCGGACGTCGGCACCCTATTTCGCATTTTCCATAACGGGCAGAATATCGTCCAAAGCCTGAATGCCTCGGACAGCTATACCGACACGGTCGAGATCCAGGGTGTTTCGCTGATCAACAATGGCTCGGCCAATGTGCAGGTGGCCGATCGGAGCTTTACCGAATCAGTCTCAGGGACTTGGTCAGGCACGGCGACGGTCTTTCGGTCCTTTGAGAGCGCTATAGCCGGATTTACTGCCTACACCACCTTCAGCGCCAACCAGACCGGCACGGTCAATGATTATCTGAATAACGAGATAATTTGGTATAAGGTTGGGTTTGGCCCCGGCGCCTACACCAGCGGCACGATGGTCGTCACCATAAACTATGCCGGCGGTGGTGGTTATGGCGTCGGGCACATCACGGCCGTCAACAGTTCAACCTCGGCCAACATCGAAGTCTTGGTTCCATTCTACAACACGACCGCGAGCCATGACTGGCGGCAATCGGAGTGGTCGAACTTCGAGGGCTGGCCGACCTCCGTCGAACTCCACGAGGGGCGGCTTTGGTGGGCCGGGGCCGATCGGTGGTGGGGGTCGATGTCGGACGATTACACCAACTTCGACTTCGACGCGATCGGGGACGCGGCGCTGATCGACCAGTCCATCGGCAAGGGGCCGATCGCCAACATCAATTGGCTTCTGTCGCTCGATCACCTGCTAGCCGGAGCGGATACCTCGATCATCGCCGCCCTGTCGGACGCGATCAACTCTCCCCTGACGCCGACGAACTTCAACCTGAAACAATCCGTGACCAACGGCTCCTACCCGATCCAGGCGGGGCGCGTCGATCAGCGCGCGGTCTACATCGACCAGTCCGGGGCCCGGCTCTATCAGCTCATCTATGACATCGGGATCTACAACTACCGGCCCTCCGATCTGACCCGCTTTAACCGTGAGATAGGGCTGCCGGGCTTTGTTGCGTTGCGCGTGCAGCGCCAGCCCGACACGCGCATCAACCTCGTGCGCGCCGACGGCGTGATCGTCTCCTTCGTCTTCGATGTGGACGATCAGGTGGAGGCGTTCTGGAAAATTCAGACGCCAAACGGGACGATCGAGAAGGTCATGGTCCTGCCAGGGGCGATCGAGGATCAGGTCTATGTCGTGGTCAATCGCACCATCGGCGGCGCGACCAAACGCTACCTGGAGAAATTTGCCAGGATCGATGAATGCCTGGGTGCGGCGATCACCAAGAACGTCGACAGCATGCTGGTTTACGGCCCGAACGGGCCACAGGCTGCGACTAGCGCGCTCTCGGGCTTTACCTATCTCGCCGGACAGACCGTCGCGATCTGGGGCACGAATAGCGTGACAGGGATCACCGATGACCTCGGAACGGCTGTGGTGAGTGGCGCGGGCGTCGTCATTGTTCCGAACGGCGTGACGGTGACGCAGGCCGTGGTGGGGTTGCCGTATAATTCAGAGTTCATCTCAGCCAAGCTCGCCTATGCGGCCAAGATGGGATCGGCCCTCAATCAGGTAAAGCGCGTCGACCATATCGGCATGGTGCTGGCGTCAACGCATTATCAGGGAGTGAATTACGGCCGCTACACGCCAAACGACCCTACCGTGACGGTGAGCGGGCTGTTCTCGGTGCCGGCAGTCCTCGATGCGCTTCCCCTGGTCGAATATGGAGCCGTGACCTCGGCGGGGACGATCTGGACGCAGTATGACGGCAAGCAATTCGAGATTGCCGGTGACGCCGATACCGACTACCGCGTCTATCTGCAGGCCAAGTCGCCGCGACCAGCGACCGTGCTCGGCATCACCTTCCAGATCGAGACAAGCAATTAAGCCCCCGATCATCGTCGGCCCAGCGACGGCGGCTGACTTCGAGAATTATACCCTCGCCCTCTATGGCAAGCCCGCGCCCGCGCCCTACCGGGTTCGAGCTTTCGCTGCCCGCGTCGAGGATCGCGTGGTGGGGATTGGCGGCATCGCCTTCTTGCCCAACAATGTCCGCCTCATGTTCGCCGATCTGACGGATGAGGCCCGGCAATATCCGATGGCCCTCCACAAGGCCGGGCTAGCAACGGTTAAACTTGCCAAGGAGATGGGCATTCCGCGCGTCGTGGCGACCTCTGAGACCCATCCTGCGGGAGAACGCTGGCTTTTAAGGCTAGGATTTGAGAAAAGAGAGATTAACGGGCTGAGGGTCTACGTCCTTGAGCTTCCTTGACCGCCTGCCATTTCTCCACAGCGTTCCACGCGATCCAGTCACCTTGATGACAGCGGGCGGCCTCGCCATGAGCGCCGTGGGTGCGAGCGTTGGCGCGATGGGCACCCTGGCCTCGGGCAAGAACGCCGCTGCGATGGGCCAATATCAGCAGCAGGAATATGGCGTCCAGGCCGATGAGGCTACGGCAACCGCGCAGCGGCAGATGATGGAGCAGCAGCGCGAGACGCGGTTGGTCCAGTCAACCCTGACGGCGCGCGCGGCGGGATCGGGCGCTTCGGCCTCGGCGCCATCCGTCATCAGCCTCGGGAGCCAGATCGCCGGCCGCGGCGAATACAATGCCCTGATGAGCCTGTCGCAGGGAGAAAATCAGGCGGCGGGCCTGACCAGCATGGGCCGGGCGGCGGCTTACGGCGGATCGATTGCAGAAGAAGGATCTCGCTATGCCGCTGTCGGGACGCTGGCGGGCGGGGCCGGCTCGATGTTTCGCACGCTGGCCTATAGCGGACGCGGCGGGGCAGGCATGGGCTTTGGCCTGGGGACCGGCGCTGGCAATTATTTAGGCAACACTTATAGCACCATGCCCGATAGCTATAGCGCTCCGTTACCCTGATGGCCCAGCTCCCCGGCCAAGATGCGATTGCCCCGCTTCCCGACAAGCTGCCGCGGCGCATGGGCGTTGGCGGTTGGCAACCGCGCGAACTGGAGCAGGGCGCGCAGACCTTCGCCCATGGCTTCGAAAGCGCCGGGATGGATCTCGGCCTCTACGGCGGCGAGATTTCGCAGCAGGACAAGCAGCTTGCCACGGCCAAGGCCAATTCGGCCATGCAGGTCGGGCTCATCAACACCGAGAATGACCTTCGCAAGGAGACGGACCCCAATGCGGTCCAGCAGAACAATTATCCAGACCGGTTCAATCAGGTCGCGGCCAATGCGGCAAAATTCTTTCCAGAAGGACCGCAGCGCGATAACTGGCTGACCGAGCAGGCCCCGACGCTGGCGAAGGCCAATATCGCCGTTGGCGATCATATCCACGGGCTTAACACCCAGAATGAGGTCGCCGGCCTCGGGCAGGCCGAAACCGACACGATCAACGGCGCCCTCTCCACGCAGGACGACAACCAGCGAAACAGCCTGATCAGTTCCTACGGCGCGCGGCTCGATGCGGCAGTCGCTAAGGGCTACATCACGCCCGAACAACGGCAACAACGATCGCTGGAGTTCGCTCACAACTACAGCTACGCGCAACTTCGGATCGCCATCGCGCGCGCGGACCAGACCGGCGACACGTCTGAATTAAAGCGGCTCCTTCCTTATTATCAGATGCAGCCGGGTATAAGCGGCGGCGGCATTTCCGACTGGAGCGCGCCGCCGGCTTCTGCGGCTGAATTGCGCCAGCGCGCCACGGCTGTCACCGGCTCTCTCGTTACTCACTTTGGCGCATCGCCGATCGGCGCGGCCGCGATCACTGGCAATGGCATCCGAGAAAGCAGTCTTCGAACGACTGCCGGAAATTGGGACAATGAAGACTCGCATGGTCAGTTCCAATGGAACGGCGAGCGTTGGACGCAGGCTCAAGCCTGGGCAAAGGCGAATGGCCAGGACATCAACGATCCGGCTACCCAACTCGCCTACGCCAAGTTTGAATCCTCGCAGATGATGATGCCGGACGGCAGGACGTCCGTTTGGGATGCGGTCAATCGCGCCGGGAGCGTCAAAGAGGCCAGCGACATCTGGATGCGCTATTTCGAGAAGCCCAAGGACCAGGGGCCGGACGAAAGCACCAAGCGCGCAAACTACTCACAGACGGCGTTCCAGGCTTATTCCAATGGAGGGTCGGGAGCTTTTGTTGGGCTTTCTCCGCCTGCGGCAGTCACAACACAAGGCGCCGGTCCACCGGATCAAACGAATTTCAATGTAGCGAATAGCACACTGAAGATGACGCAGCAGGAACAAGCGCTCTATCAGAGGCATTTGACAAATCTTTATGGTCCGGGCGGGGTAGACAATGCCGATGGAAGCCGATCATCGCTTTTCCAAACCTCAGTGGACATAGGCGGAAAAACCTACAACATTCCAACCGTCTGGGATGGTAAGATTTTGCCGCCAAAAGATGCGCTCGCCCGCGCCAAGGCAGAGGGTATCGAGAAATTTCCCGCTTATGCTGACGTAGCGACGGCGGAATCCCGCTACCAAGAAATGCACCGGTTCATGGAACAGGACACGGAGGCATTTCAAAAAAGAAGGGGTGCGCGTCCGGCTCCAGGCCAAGAAAAGCCTTTGCCGATCGACCAGACCGGCGCGGCGGGTCCAGGGCGCGATCTAATTCCTCTAGGCGGCCAGCCGATCGATCTTGGCGCTAAGGCGGACAGCATCAATCCGAAGCGCCCGGACGGCGTCGACCATGTCGCCAATGCTCGGGATGGGTCGCTCGTCTATGTGATGAAGGATGGCTCGACGCAGCCTGTCCCCGGCTCGCGCGCAACCGGCGCACCAGGGGCGTTCGCTCCGGGCAAGACCGGCACCATCCTCGATGCCCTAAAGCCGGATGAGAAGGCCGAACTTGGCGTGCAGCTCCAGAACGCGGTTGCGACGATCGAGCGGCGCAATTCGGAAGGTCAGAAGCAGGAATCGACGGACGCCAAGGCGGCGCTCAAGTCAGCAACGTCTGATCTCATCAAGGGCCAGCCGGTCGGCCAGGACACCGCGGACGACTACAAGAACCGCTATTCCGCCCACCAAGACCCAGAGGTTCGACAGCGCTATGCGGAGTTCGCGGCCACTCGCAACGCCATCAACAGCTTCCGCGGCCTCTCGCCGGCCCAAGTCCAGGCCAACGTCGACAACATGGAGGCCGAATACGTCAAGCAGGTCCAGACCCAGCCGAACAGTTCAGACACCGACGCCAAAGCCGCAGCGCTCGACGCCTCCCAGAAGTGGCTCAAGTCCTACCAGGGCGAAATTGCGAAGAATGCGTTCGGGCGGGCGGTCAAGGATGGCGTGCTTCCTGGCGTCAAAGCCCTCGATCCCAACAGCCAAACCATCGTTGGCGATATGCGCCAGCGCGCGGCGGACGCGGAAAAGGTTGCAAACTTCTACGGGCTGGGCGAGCCGCAATATCTCCAGCCTCAGGAGAAGGCGCAGTTTCGCCAGATCGCACGCAACGGCGGCCAGCCGATGATCAATCTCGCGAGCAGCGTCGTCGCCGGCATGGGCTCGCAGGCTGGCTCCGTCTTCAAGGAGATTGGCGCGGATGCGCCGGCCTTTGCGGGCATGGGAAGGCTCGCTCTCCAGGGTGGCGATCCGGGGGCGATCGATGACATCGCCCAGGTCACAGCGGCGCTCCACGATAAATCCATCAAGAGCGACGTGCCTCGGTTCAATGAAAGCATTCTCGGCCAGGGCCGCCAGGACCCGCTGGGCAACGCCAGTCAGGCGCTTGGCGACATCTACACTTCCCAGACGCGCGAAATGGCGAATTTGCTGATGAGCGCGAAGGCTTATCGCGATGGTCGCGATCCCAAGGCTGACAAGAGCTTTGTCGATAATACTTTTATCGATACCGCTTATCAGAAGGCGCTTGGCGCGACCCAGGATAAGGACGGTAACTGGTATGGCGGCGTCATCGATCGCGGCGGCTATTGGGCTGGGAACCAGCAGAAGGTGCTCGTCCCGCCAGACGTTCGAGCCAACAAATTCGACGATGTGATCAACAAGATCACCGACCGCGATCTGTCCCAACTGCCCAATCCGCCCCGCGGCAACTTCAAGGCGGTCGATCTTAAAGAGGCATGGCTTCGAGCGGTTCCGGATCAGCAGGACGGCCTATTCCACGGCGATTATGCCGTCTATCTCCACGACCCGAACGGCGAAAATCCCAAGCCAGTTTTCGGGCAGAACGGCAAGCAATGGATACTCCAGTTCGATCAGGTCCGGAGCATGATGGGCGATCGCGCGGGTGACGCCTTCCTCAAGCCGAAGGCGTCGCCACAGCGCACCCCGGCCACAACGCCGGGGCAACTGCTAGAGGCTGGCGAGCCGGCACCCCAGACGGCTGAGGCTGAGTGATGGCCGACGCCGCGACCGATCAGGCGATGGTTTCACCGACGCCGCCCTCGGCCATGCCACCGATGCGGCAGTTCGACCTCACGCACCTGCCGAACGCCCATAGCGAACTTGATCCTGCGGACGACGAACTCAATCAGCGTCACCGCGTCTCCGCCGGGATGCTCGCCGCCGGGATGCCGCTCTCCACCGATCTGCAGGCAGGCAATGTCAAGAGCGGCCCCGCGCCGCCGTTGAGCGACACGCTGGCCGGCGAGGCGATCAGGGAAGCCAAGGACCTCGTTTCGCCCGCGACGGTCCCTGGCGCATCGGCCCCGGACGCCGCGGGGCTGCCTACGCCCCCACCGCAACCCAGCGCTTTTAAATCCTTGCTTGGAGCAGCCATCAGGTCAGAAGCGGAGTGGATGCCTCATGGCGGCGTTCTCAACAATCTGCTCAACACCGCCCAGGACAGTTCTCGCTATCATGATGTCTATGACGCCCAGAGCAATGCGATCGGCGAAGCGGTCCAGCGCCGCAACGACGCCATCAATGAGGCGACAGGCGTCAAAATGAAGAACCCCCTCATGGGGGACTATCTCGAACAAGCAAAGCAGATTGTTCAGGCCCAGAGCACGCCCGAAAACCCGATCATGTTTGGCTCACCAGAATGGATGAGCAAGGTCCAGCAGGCCGAGCGCAATCTTTATCAGCAAGACCTGCAGAACCTAGCCGAGAAATACAGCGGCAATTCCGACCGCGAGCGGGACATCCTGGGCACGATCGGCGCGAACCGTTCAGTCCTCGATGACGGGATGGCTCTATATAAAAGTGTCGAAGGGGCCGACACGCGCGCTTACGCCAAGACGGGCGGCGGGGTCATCCCTGACATTGTGAGCGGGGTCGGGCATTTCCTCGGCTGGGCGCGCTCGCCGATTAATTTCGCGCTTCTGGCCGCTGGCCCCGGCGAGGCGAAGCTGGCGGAGACGCTGGGGCTGACTGGCCTCAAAAGAGCCGGATTGAACGTTGCCGAAGCCGCCGCGCGCGGCGCAGCGCTCAATGCCGCCGGGCAGGGCATTGTAGAACCGATGATCCAGCGCCAGCGCGCGGCGGCCGGCGAGGATAATGGTCTCATGCCGGCGCTTCGCGATGTGGGGACGGCCGCACTCTACGGCGCGGTCCCGTCTGGGTTCATGCAGGGCATCTCGGAAGTTGGGCGCCTTCTCGGTCAGGCT